TTTCCTAAACCGTGTGTCGCAGGTTCGATTCCTGCCGGGGGCACCTCGAAGACCAGCCGAATCGCTATCTGAGCTGGCAATACATACGCCGCTCAATTAGCACAGGTGTGCAAGCGTAGGCCACTGAAAGCCACTGTTTGTCGTGGGTCGCGGAATATACACGGAATGATCTTGAGGGTGTCTGCCCAGGTCAACCGGTGGACATGGAGCAAGATCCGGAACGTCGACCATCAGGCGGGCCAGTCAACGCCGGCCAGCGCCTCAGCAATCCGGTCGTTGACGGTGACCTCTGCGCCGTCGATGCACTTGGCGTACACCCTTAGCAGCACATCTACGGAGTGCCCAGCGCGGTCCGCCACATCGGGCGCCGGGACACCCTTGTTCAGCCAGAGCGACACCGCCGCGTGCCTCAGGTCGTACGGCCGACCGGCGAGCGGAGAGTCAACCTGGCGTGGCGTCAGCGCCAGGCGACGCGCCTCATCCCAGACGCGCGAATACGTCGAGGCCCCAACGACGTTACCTCGCTCACTGCGGAACAGGCGACCGCACTTGGCGACCCCAAACCGCTCGATGTGCTCGCGAAGAATCTTCACAAGCACGGGCGGGATTGGGACGCCACGCGGCTCGTCCTCGGCCCGGTGCTTCAGCCCTCGGTCATCGTGGAGCCTGCCGCTGTCGGTCCACCGCTTACCCGCCTGGGGGCGGCTCTTGGCCAGCGTCAGCCGACCCCAACCCTTCGCCGGAAGATCGCAGTCCTGCTCTCGCAGCCCCAGCGCCTCTGCCGGACGGAGCGCGGCGAAGTACAGGCAGGCGAAGAACGCGACCAGGCGCTCACCACGTTTTGCCTCCCGTCCCCGCCTCCCGACGTATGTAACAGCGATCAGTAGCTCCAGCGCCTGGCGCTGGTTGACGACCACCCGGCGGTCGACGACCTCGGCAATCTTCTTCCGCTGCGAACGCACGCGAAGATTGTCGATCGGGTTGAACTCCAGCTCTTCCAACTCGACCGCGTACTGGAGGGTGTTGTAGAAAACCGACCGCTTCCGACGCACGGTGGTCGCGGCGGCCGGCTTGCCGTCGAGCTTCACCGCTAGGACGTCGAGGGCACTGCGTACGGTCCCCGCCCGCCTAAGGTCGGGCAGGGGCAGGGAGGCGCGGCGCAGCCAACGCACCGCGTCGGCAATGTCCGGCGGCATATCCCGGCCACGAGCCGGTGGCGGCAGCACGTGGTTGCGCAGCGCTTGGCGAAGCAGCTCGACCGCAGGCCGACCGGCGGTGTCCTTGACGAGCGCCGCCGTCACGGCGGCGAGCGCTTCCGTCATACTGACTCGGGACTTGGCCGCAGCGCCCGCCCACTTCATGTCGACATACTTCTTCGCAAAGTCCAACCAGGTCACAGCCGCCGGAGCCTCTGTCATCGAATCCGGTAGCCCGGTGTCGACGTCGAACCCCTCGCCCTGGCTGGCGGCTTGCATCAGGTCGGAGCGAAAGCTGTCGGCTAAGGCGCGCGTGACGAAGGTGCGGGACTTCTCGCGGCCAGCCACCACCCACCGGACGGTGTACGACCGCTTGACCCTCTTTGACCGATCGCCCTCGGCGGTGTTGGTCTTGATCGCCCAAATCCGGAAGCGCTGGGATTTCACGCCGCCTCCCGGTGCTGCTCCAGCCACGCTTGCAGATCGCGCCGGTCTACGCGCAGCTGCCCGTTGGGCAGCTTGATGCACTCCGGGCCGACGCCTAGCTCACGCCATCGGTAGAAGGTCCGCCGCGACACTTTTTTGAGGACGGAGAGGACTTCTGGAACGGTCAGCAGCTCACTTTCCATGAGGGTTCGGTTCTCCAAACGGCAGGCAGCAGGGGAGGAAGCGCAGCGGCCACTGAAACGGCACCGACTGTTCGTCGTCGTGCGGTGTCGAGGTCTGTGCGCCATCGGGGGGTCTACGGAGACGCCGCCTCCTAGGCGGCGTTCCAGTGGTGAGACATCGGGGTCTTCGGGGCGGGCGAGCTCGAACCGGTAGCGGTGTCACCCGTGTGCCCCGCCGGGGACGGGCCGACATGACCAGACCCCGGCGAGGATGGTGCGGATCCAGGCGCGGCTATCGGTGAGCGGGCGGCAACGTCCGCGTTGTGCTGCCGTCCTGGCCGGCACGCGGGTACGTGGCCCGGCTCATGCAGCCGCCTTCTTCGCTCGCTTCGCCGGCTTGCGCGCCGACTGCTGGTATTTGTCACAGTTGCCGCAGATAACGCACTTGCCTCGGGTGCTCTTGTCCATGGCGTGTGCGTATGGCGGGCACCCACATGTCACGCAGCAGCCGAAGCCGCCGCCCTCCCGGCCACCCTTGGCGTTGGTCGCGATCCGGCCCATGCCGTGCACCTGGGCCACGCCCCACTCTGCGGGCACAGCCATGCCGGCCATCTGGTTGCCCCACCGAGCCGCCTCGGCTCGCGAGGCGAATGGGCCGAAATTCGCCACATGTTTGCCTCGCGCGCCGAGGACCCACCACGTGCGAAACCACAGCAGATCGGCGACCGCCTTGATCAGATCCGCAGCCATAGCCTCGGGGCCGTCATAGTCGCCGCTCTCCAGGATCGCGACGACTTCGGCGATCTCCTCGGCGCGCGGGGTGATGTTCACTCCAACCCTCTCACTAACGGTTTCCGGTAATTGCGTGAACGAGGTTGTCCGCCACATCCCATAGCTGCTCGACGCTGCCGTCGTTGATCACTTGGTCAATCGCGTAGCAGTCCATCTCGGTTTCGCTAGCATGTCGATCTCCGTCGTCCTGTCCCGGTCGTACGACTCGGACCAGCGCCCCTCCGAGACCAAGGATCCGCAATGCCTCGTTTCGGTAACGCACGTCGGTGATGACCACGGGGCCATCGTTGACGGAAATGGCGGTTAGCACCGGGCGAATCCAGACGTCCGGATCTAAGTGTCGGATCCCCTCCCCGTAGCATTGCAGGAGCCGGCGCACCTCGGGCTCAGCCTTGGCTCTCTCCCAGCCGACCTTGTCCACCCACTGCGCGAGCCGTCGCACGTGAGACGGACGCACCTCGACCAGCGGGTCCAGAAGGTACAGCGCCTTCCGGATTCCGTCAGCGAAGGCGTACCGGGTAAACCCGTGCGCCTCCACCAGGCGGGCTGCGAAGGTATCTTTGCCGGCCCGCTTCTTGCCGACGATACCCAAGACCGTCTTTCCGAGGTTGACCTTGGCGCGGGTGTCGATGCTCAGCTCCCGCTCCATCACTTGCGCACCCGATTCCTAGCGTCGACCAAATGATCAAAGTCTGCATCAGGGTGCAGGCGCAGCGCATCTCGCATCGCCAATATCTCAGCTAGGTCATTGTCCCAAGCGAACAGAGCCTTAGCCTGGCCATCACTCAGACCCAGGCGCCCCTGGGCGAAAGAACTAACATGAACACCAATGGGAGGATCCGAGAGCTTGCCCGTGTCCCGATTAACGTACCACTGGGGATAATAGTAGTAGCCGAACGTGTTGGTTGCTGGCATGGGCGGCTCTGCACCAGCCAGGACGGCAGCAAACCCGGCGAGACACATCGCAGTCCCACACGACTCCCCGTCCTCTGGGTTATGCTTCACTACCCCTAGCCATTTACCTTGGTTGTGCCGATATCCGTGCGCACCCGTGGATGCGTCCCGGATCGCAGCATCAAGAAGCTCGAAGTTGATATACACAATCATCCTTGTCAGTTCGATAGTCGATCTCGTCACGCGACGACGTACAACCACTGCATATCGCGAGTAATTTCGGGCCGAACATTCGACTAGCGGTCAGCCCTCATCGGTATTGCATGGCCCGCGCACGTCGGCGGGCTCATCATCGAGCTAGCACCACGTGTCCCGCACCCGCCGGTGCCGAGGGTTGTATCGCTCCGGTTCCACCACGGGCATATGCGCGGTCATTTCCTGCTTAGCCCGAGCCAGGATCGCCTGGCCCTCCTCCGTCGACCAATCAGGCAGCTCCGCTAAGCGCTCCTCTCGCCGCTCGCGCTCGTAGTCGACCACCCACGTGACAACCACGGCCCCGAGAGCGCCCAAGCCGACCAGGAGCAGGCCGATAATGACGTGATACATCAAGCTCACGTTGTCCTCGCCTTCTGTTGTGCTTGCTTACGACGGACCGTCCTTTCACTTACTCCGAGCTGTCGAGCGATGTCAGGCGCCCTCATGCCCGCCTCGACCAGCTCGGCCACCAATTGCGCCGTGCGGGCCTGACCCTTACGCGCGTCGGCGATCATGCCGTCCACCACCTCCCGCTCCAGGCGGGAGAGGTGTCGACCGTGCCCCTGGGCGCGACCGACGTACAGGACCACATCCGCCGACCGACCCAGGCTCCACGCGGTCATAGCCGCTCGAATATCCGCTCTCACTAACGGTGTCGTGCGACGCCAAAGGGCCGGCGTCTCGGGGTGAGGGGGGGTGCCAACCGGATGGTCGGCACCGAGGGGGTCTCCGTTGACCTCCCAGCGCCGATAGTGGCGCCGGCACCAGCCTCGCCCGTAGTGCAGGCCCCCGCAGCCTGGCAGCTCGCACAAGGGCCTACCTGCACGTGAGAGAGTGGCGCCCGTCCTGAACCACCGCAGATAGTGCCTCATGCACCAACCGCGGGCGTGGCATCGATCCTCACACCCTTCGATCGAGCATGGCTTGGGCGGCTTGGGTCGGCGCCCTCCCGACCGAGGTAGTACCGTCAGCGGATCACCGTGGTTGCGCCAACGGCGCCAGTGCTTGTCGCACCACCCACGCGCCACCGTCCCGCGCCCGCAGCCCTCTATCGCACAGGCCGCCATCACGCCGCCGCCTGCTGTTCGCGATCCAGGGTCGCTCGGGCCGTAACGATCTGCGCGTCAAGTGCCTGGCTCGTAGCACGCCCCGCAGCCACTGCGGCGTCGTAGCGCTCGGGGTCAGCGCGTCGGCGATCCACCGCCGACATGCCACCCCACACACCGTGCTCCTCGTCCCAGCCCTGCGCCCGACATTCCTCAAGCAGGGGGCAGCCTCCGCACAGCGCCTTAGCCAGGGCTGGCTTGGCTGCAAAGAACGGGTCGGGGTCTATCCGGCACGCAGTGACGCTCACTAGCGGTTTTCCTCCGGATCGTCTTGGGTCGGGATATCCAGGCTCGCCGCAAGGTCACTGACCACCGCGCGTGCGGCCACGTCAACAACCATGCGGGCTAGGTCTCGCACCTGGCTCGGGTTCGTCCTGGCGATCGATACGCCCACCAAAAACGGGAGCTGAACTGGGTCGATGCCGTAGATCAGCATGCGTCCCACCCCCTCCAGGAGGCTCCTGGCGTCAGGATTATCCTGACCCGTCAACAGGCGGCTTTCGGCTGCGGGCAGCCCCAGCCGGTCCACGATCTTCTCAAGCACAGCCTGCTCATCGGAGAATTCACTCTCACTCACGGTTTATGTCCCTCTCATGGAATGACGTAATCAGGGAGTGGGCGCCGGGTTCTCGACTCCCGGACAGCGGCCAGATTCCGCTCGCCCTGCCGCTCAGCGTGTCGATGCGCGGCTTATGACCCGCTTGATGGTGACCAGACTCCACAGTCCGCCGGTCAGGATGATCAGTGTGATCTCCTTAAGCCAATTGATGGGAGGGACCGATACCACCCGCTGCACCTTGGCCAATACTTCACCCCCTCGGGTTTCCGGCGGGCAAGCGTACGGCATCGGTCCACTAAGGTGCGTCACCTACACGACAGTCTGTGCTCGGTCGCGCTATCGATCCCCTGACAACAGGAGCATCCGGGACATGTGCGCGATAAGGGTCAGCAGGTCATCCCGCGTGAGATGCACGTCGCCTCCACCCCCCGCCGGGCCTTCGGCGGTGACGCCCAGTACATACATGCCCGTCGCCCCTTGCGCGGGGGCTAGGTAGACACAGCCGTCCCCGACCGTTTGCAGGTCCAGATCCGCCATCACTGCGCCCCGCTTTGGGCGGGCGCGATACGAATATCGTCCAGGGGGGCCGCCTTGCTGGCGACGCGGATGTCCCCACCGCGGCTCATCGCACCACCCGTGGTGAAGGTGACGGTGATGAGCTTTTTGCCAACCCGAGTGACGACGCCCCTGCGAAACTTGCCCATGCTGTAGACGTAGGCGACCTGGCCCACGGCTACATCCTTTACGCCGCCGGGGGATGCCCAGTCACTGGGCGGGTTGGAGCTCACCAGTCGCCCCAGATCAACAGCGCCCCCTGCGACCCGGAAGTTTCGGATTGCCGCCAGCGTCAGGTACTCAGCCATAGCTACTCCTCTACTCATTCGCCTACGTGGGCGCCGGAGGCTTGCACTCCGGTGCGCGGCGTGGATACCGCCCGCCCGCTCACTAGCGGTTTCGCATCGAAGCGATGCGCTTCCGGCCAGGGTGACCCGACCCCCGGGCTTCGTGCCCTCCATGGGTGCGGCTCGCATACCGGCAAGTAACCCGCTCGCCGTGATGCCACCCGCGACAATCAACATCCGTCATCCTGCGGTCCGGGGCGCCAGCCCTGGCGGCGAGCTCGCTCGCTAGGTCGTCGATTCGATTGCCGTGCAGCCGCTCGTAGTGAGCCTGGTGCCGTAGATGCTCCTTGGTGAGGGGATGGTTCGGAAATGCCTTGAGCCACAGCCGGAAGTACAGCCCTGCGGCAGCGCCGTGCACCGGCGCTGCTAGGCTTGCCCGTCCGCAGATCAGGCACATCTCTGCCGCCGTAGGCGGCCGAGTGTCACCGCCCACGGCGACACGCTCCAGCAACTCGGCCATATGGGAGCGGACCACAAACTCAGTACCCATCCCGAACCCGAGGTCGTCGCGAGGCTTGATGAGCGTGAAGGCATGGAATAACGCATCGCGCTGGCTAGGATGACGTCGAATCGCCTTCGCGATCTCGTCCTCAGCCCACCCCATGACCTCGAAGACTCCTCCTAGTTCTGCCATCGTGCTATCGACCAGCTCGCTTAGGTTTTGCCCCTGGCTGCGAGCCTGCATCGGGTTCGCCATCTTGATCCTCCTTGGCAGTAGCGCAACGGCCCTCTCGCGTTCGCCTACGTGGACGCCGGAGGCTTGCACTCCGGTGCGCGGCGTGGATACCGCTCGTCCGTCCGCTCACTAGCGGTTTCGCGTCTAAAGCTCCGCAATACGTTTGTTGATCTCTGCGATCTTTTCCTCTGCCTTGACGATCTCTCCGCGAGCGAGAAGGGCCTTGTGCTCCTGCGAGGACCGCTGCGCCTCTAGCCCCAAACGCGCGCTGATGCGCTGCCAGTCAGGGCAGAATGCCTCATGCAGGGTTAACACCTCGATTTCGATCTCACACAGCCGCTCCCGCGCTTTGCTGTCAAAGCCGACCGGCAGGAGGTTTCCATTGACATAGCCACCCCTGTACGGGTGGCTTTCGTGCTGCCAAATAACCTCGCTCCCCAGGAGGTCGTTCCACCGCCGCCCTTCTGGCACCTGCTGCACTAGGGTGTGGAGACGATAGTCACGGCCCCGGATTTTGACGAATCCGTACGGCTCGCGTGCGCCGGGCTCATGGTCCGTGTGCAGCTCGACCCGTGGCCAGAGTTCAGTAACCCGATCTCCCCAGAGCCCCAGGGAGTGAGTTCGTTCCTCAGCGGCCCGGATCGTAACGTGCACCCTTCCCTCACGCACCTCGTAGGCGGACGTGTAGTCAGTCTTGGCTTCCATACTTCCCTTTCTTAAACTGAGTCGGCGAAGCTCTCGGCCGCGTCGAACGCCTCGCCCCACGTTCGCCCGCGATCTTGCAGGTCCTGCGCGACTCGGAAATATTCGCTTGCAACCTGCGTCATCATTCCGGGGTACGATTCGTGAAGGATCGGAACACCGCCAACGTATGGGCGGTGTCGTGTCTCCCCAGCACGAGCAAGCGCCTCACCCACAAGGCAGCCGGTTTTTATACGCGGATCATCCTTGGCCACCCCTTCGCCCGGGGAAATGGGCCTGTAGTAGCAAATGCCACTGGGGTCCTTGTTGTAGACGAAGTCCCTTCCCTGAACCTCCATCGCTTGCCTCAGTAGCGTCCGGGCCATTTCTAGGTCGATCGGCTCTGTCACTCGTGCGCCTCCCTCTCGGCAGCCATCATCAGGAGTGGGATGCCAGCCCACCCGACACCCCAGCGGGGTGTTTCGGCATTAGCCGGCAAGGCGTTGGCGATATAGCTCCTCGGCCCTGTCGTACGCGTAACCCCAGGACTCCCCGCCGTCCTGCGCTGACTGGGCTACGGCGAAATAATCTACGGTTTCGGGGGACATCAGACCGCCCAGTTCGATATCTGCGAGGCGAGCGATGGTGTAGGAGCTGCCGATGTCAAGGTGACGCCGCTCGCCGACCATTTGCAGTACGACCCCAATCAGGCACCCAGTCTTCGTGCGGGGGTCGTCCGGGTTGTCACTGGTTGCAGGAATCGGCCAATACTCGCAGTCGTCATTCCCGCCGGGGTTGTATACGAAATCCCGGCCCTGCGTTTCTACTGCCTTGGCCAGCAGTTCACGCGCCTGTTCGATTTCAATCATTTAGGCCCTCCCTGTCGGCAGCCATCGTCAGGAGGGGCATGCCAGTCCCCTCGACACCCCAAAGGGGTGTTTCGGCCTCAGCGGGCTTGGCAGGCTCGGCGGTAAGTCTCGGCCCTGTCGTACGCCTCCCCCCAGGTGCGCCCGTTGTCCTGCGCGCCCTGGGCAATCGTGAAATACTGAATTGTTTCGCGGGACATCAATCCACTCAGTTCGCGGTCCGCGAGGTTGGCAATGGTGCTTACGCTACCTCGGTGACGACTTTCGCCAACCATTTCCAGCACCACCCCGATCAGGCAGCCAGTCTTTGTACGGGGGTCGTCCGGGTCGCCTCCTGCCTCAAGCACAGAAATCGGTTCGTACTTGCAGTCGCCACTCCCGTCCGGGTTGTATACGAAATTCCGCCCCTGCGTTTCTACTGCCTTGGCCAGCAGCTCACGCGCCTGTTCGATTTCAATCATTTAGGCCCTCCCTATCGGCAGCCATCATCAGGAGTGGGATGCCAGCCCACCCGACACCCCTTAAGGGTGTTTCGGCGTGGTTAGTCGTTGATCGAAAGCACGATCGCGGCCCCCAGGTGCGCGTCGTCATCCCAAGCCTGTTCGGCGTCGTAGTACCTGCCGAGGCTGTCGAGCAGGTGCACCGAGTCAGACGAGTCCTTTTCACAGGCCACGGCCAGGCTGCCGCCGTGCTCGCCGCGAAGCTCCTTCAGCCGCTCAATCAGATCGTCCAGCGTGTAGACGGTGCTGGTGTAGCCGAACTTCGGGTGCTTGACCTCTCTTGGCATGTCACTCTCTCCTCGCGTTGGCAGCCGTCATCAGGAGGGGCATGCCAGTCCCCTCGACACCCCGTCGGGGTGTTTCGGCTTCAGGACTCGTGTCGTTCGGAAACGCGCCCCAACCGCCACCCATGAAGGAATAGCGACGCCTCACGCCGGGTGCGGAAACCTCGGTGTGACCGGCGGACCTCCTCTTCCCATGAGTCCGCCTTGCCGGCATGTTGGGGGGCAGAGGCGACCCACACGTCGCCTGCCCTCCACACTCGCCCGAGCATGACGCCGAGAGGCCTTCCTGGCCCCATTGACAGCGATGCATATCCATTTACGTACATTGTGTAGACACGCGTGCCGTCTGCTAGGACTGTCCCGTCACCGGAAGTAAAGTACGGGTCCTTGCGCATTTCGTTCCTCTCGGGTGCGTCAGAAGTTCTCCCGGCGGATTCCGAGCCGAGGCCCGAGCCGAAGTCGGATAGCGGGCTCGTTTCCCACGCGCCAGCCAATGCGATCAACCCGCTCGGCCGGATAGAGGTCGAGATAGCACTCCAACGTAACGCAAGGCATGTCCACGGACTCCGTTACGGTGGGGATAACGATTCCGTCGTCGCCGAGCGCGACCTTCTGCGGCGTATACTGCCAATCCCTGGCCATTTCATAGCGTTCCCTCAGGGAATGGCCGGCGGCGGTTATGTTTGGCCATGACTCCAGGCTGTCGGGGAAGTCGCCGTGGCTGTAGCCAGGCCCGCCCCACCACATCCCGAACACTCGTCGTGCACCTAGACGCGTCACTACGATCCCCTCTCTTGTGCTCCTACGTGGGCGCCGGAGGCTTGCACTCCGGTGCGCGGCGTGGTTACCGCTCGCCCTAGCAACCACCCGCACCTGTCAGCAGAATGCGGATGGCGCCAAACTTGCACTCTCACTAACGGTTTCAGTCAAACTCATCCGAGGAACACGCAAACATGTCAAGGGTGTCAACCATTTGCGCCAGGATCTCGATCCTGCCCTCATCCAAGGCCGGGCAGCCCACGCCGTACTCCGGACAAGGCGCACCCCATAGCCCCCGGTCATGCGCTCCTGCATGTTCGACCTCATACGCCAGAAAGGAGCACACGGTCCGCAGAATGTCGTTAGCGCTCGCCCGCCAGCCCAGCGGCGCGAAGATGTCCGCGCCTCGGACCACGTGTGCGCCATCCGTAACCGTGTACCGCACATTACTACCGGGCCAGGCCAGGGCCTGACCGCCAGCCCAGGACCCCCTAAAGGTCAATGCGGCCAGGATGTCCGGGCCACCTTGTATTGCGGCGGCAAGTGTGTGGCTAGTGGTGATCTCCATATCACTCCTCCCGGCTTCAATCTGCCGAGTGGTCACGCCGGGAATCGAACCCGTGGGGATCGGCGGCACTCCGATGTCGGCTAGTGCCGCCTCACCCACCTCACACCCCGCCTAGCGGCGGGGGCGTCGTGACCCCGAGTCGCGCACTGCCCAACACAAGCTAGGCAGTGCGCGACTCCGTTTTGTAGATGCGACCGGGCCTTACGCTCACCGCCTCCCGGTCCCGGTCTACCCGGGAGGCTGAACCCGGCGGTTAGACAAGGGCTTCCGATACCACGAGCCGCCTAGGCGTCGTACCTGATCCGAGAGGACTTACCGCCCCGTTGCTCACACTAGCGGAATGCCGCTATAGCGTGTGGCGCTGGGTTGTGCCCGACCTAGCAGGTACGCCGTTTACCCGTCCGACTGCTTAGGCGGGGAGCGCTGACCCGCCGGCATTCCAGCGGTCCCGCTTTCCTCGCGCGCTTGCTCACGGGTCTATCCGATTCCGGTACTCCTGCTGTGCAGGTCCCCCCTTGCGGGGGAAGGGCTGGCGCCGGAGCGCGTCCCTTGCGTTTTGGTTGACTCACACTAACGGTTTGGCTTGCCTCTCGTCAACCCGTCCGGTCGGTGGGAGGTGACCCCCGTTTCGCGCCATCCTGTCCCATAGGCGCCCCGGCTCGACATGCAGCCAACCGCTCTTGTTTTGTCAGCTGGAGCGGGTTCATCTGATCCGCCCCGGTCCCGCTGGTCGGTGTTGCCTGCGGAACACCAATGAAGCTACGGGTCGCACCCACTCGACACATCCCCCGTTCGCTCGCACTAGCGATACCCGTTCGGCTGATGCCTGTCCACTACGCGTGCGCCTGCGCGTACATGCACGACCGTGCCGTCACTCGCACTAGCAGGCGGATCTAAGGCGTCTCACGCGCTCTCTGGCGGGACTTTAGGCGTGGGTGGTGGTTCAGGTGCGGGTAGCTGGGCTGGCGCGCTCTCGGTGGCTCTCACAGCGTTACGCCTGGTCAGGGTGGGGGTATGACCCGTTTGGGCTGGCTGGGACGTTCACCGGCAGGTATAGGAGCCGAGATCTTGCGCAGGTTATAGGCTCGATAAAGCCCGAGTGAAACCCGGTATTACCGGACATTACGCTGCCGCTGCTCTCGAAGAATACCCTGGTATGAGAGTTTTACCCGACTTTACCCTTTCTGCCGCTGGCTGAGTGCAGTGGTCGCAGCCCTCCGCGCGCCCCTGGGCGCCGCGGGCGGTGCCTCCGACCCCTAGTTGATCTATAGACGCAAGAGACGGCCTCCGGTCCCCGATCTATAAGTAGAAGGGTAAAGATCTTAGTAAACAGTAATGCTGGTTGCAGCTATCTTGCTAACCCCGGAAAGGGTAAAAGCTAGAGAGTTGAAGATGTAGAGGTTTTAGCTCGAACCCGACATCGACGTTACTGTTAGCGGCTATTTCCCCACGGGGTGGGATGGTTGGTTCAAAATACTAGCCCGGGTTCATGACTATCATGTAGATATTCGTTAACATGACCGGGCATTAGCAAATTGAGGTGACCTGTTGGCATGGAACGGGTCCGACAGGCGTAGCCGTTTACCGGTTAACTGGAGAGCCATCAAGGCAGAAGTCTATCGCTTAAAGGGTAGGCGCTGTCTGGTGATTGTCAAGCGACTCGACGGATCCTTTCGTAGATGTGGTAAGCCCGCGACAGATGTAGACCATATCCGGCGGGGAGATGACCACACTCTCATGAACCTAAGACCCGCTTGCACAAAATGCCACAACCGGAAGAGCGGTCAAGAGGGCGCAGCAGCACGGTATGGGCATAGAGCTCGCGCAACACTTCCGCCCGAGCCGCACCCGGCCGAGCTGTGGCGCTTGCAGCAGGGCGAGAGCGCCCCTAGGGGCGCCCGCTCGGCGATGGATTGAGCGTCCTACTCTCCGTTGCCCCGCCCCCGCAGTCCCCGCCCCTCTCCGGGTCGACTGCGGGGGCTACCACTTGCCTGGCCCACTTGGTCCAGGGCCGCTTACCAGCCGCAAGGAGATCCAGATGAGCACTGAGACCCAGACCGCGACCCCGGCCGATGTCCGCGAGTGGGCGCGCTCAAGCGGGTGGCCGGTGGGCACACGGGGGCGATTGTCCGCTGAGGTCAAGGACGCCTATGCCGCTGCGACTGCCGCTGCGACCGGTCGCCGGCTTGGCTGAGTACAAGAGCCGCTGGCGGTGGGCTTGGGCTATCTGGCTAGCGGTTGTGGCCGTGAGTTTCGCGGTCATGGAAGGGCTGGCCCTAGTCCGGCGCCGCCCGGGGGACACGCTCAGCGAGGCTACGCGGCACTGGATTAAGGCCAAGAAGGGTCAGGGTCTTAGTCGCGGTGAGTGGGGACTCATCGCCGCGCTGGGCGCCTTCCTGATTTGGTTTCTGCCGCATATCACACTGGAGATCTGGTGACGGCGCCCGACTCCGCGAGGAGGTAGGCCCATGGGCAGCCGCGGTCCCGTACCGCATCGGAGCGAGGATCTGTCTCGTGACCGTGACGCCAATCGCGGTGGTCGTCCGGATATCACCAAGGGCAAGGCTCGCCCGGTGGTCTGGCCCCAGCCGGATGAGAACTGGCACGACATCGCCCGCATGCTTTGGGACGCCTGCCAGCTTTCGGGCCAGGCGGACTTTTACCAGCAGAGCGACATAGCGCTCCTGTATTCACTCTGCGATGACCTCTCTCACTTCAAGGACAGTCACAAAAGGTCTGGGCAGATGCTGCAAACCATCATGAGCAGCTTTGAGCGACTGCTGGTAGCCGAGGGCGATAGGCGCCGCGTGCGCGTGGAGCTGGAGGTCGAGAGCGCCGAGGACGACGGCATCGCCGACTACATGGAGGATGACGGGCCGGGTCTGCGGCTCGTGAGCTGACGGACAGTGACCAGCGGCCCTGGAGGGCGCTGTCCCGTCTGTCGGCGCGAGCCGGAGGACAGCCATGGTCAGATCCGCGATGACGCGTGAGGAGATCGACGCTCTCCAACCCACGTATCACGGTATGACGTGGCGCCACAATGGCCCGCTCTGTCACGCCGCTGGCCTCACCAGGTGCGGACTCGGTTGTGACGACTGGCTACTCCCTGAGCGCACGTTGGGTTGGGACGTGATTCGGTGGGTTGGGGAATACCTCCTGGACGAGGAGGGGCAGCGCTTTAGGCTGACGGCAGAGCAGCGGCGCTTCCTGCTCTGGTGGTTCGCGGTTGATGACGCTGGACGCTTCATCTATCGGACGGGTGTGCTTCAGCGCCTAAAGGGGTGGGGTAAGGACCCCGTTGGCGCGATTCTGTGCCTGGTCGAGTTCGTGGGGCCGGCACGATTCGCGCGGTGGGCGACTGAGGAGGACGCCAAGCAAAACCCCCGGTTACGCCCGGGGCAGGACGCAATCGGCCGGCAGATGCCTGCCGCATGGGTTCAGATTGCCGCCGTTAGTCGCGAGCAAACGAAGAACACCATGACGCTGCTGCCGGTGATGATGAGCAAGCGGCTAAACCAGGACTACGGCGTTAAGCCAGGTAATGAGCTGATTCGGGCCGACCGGGGTCGACGGAGAATTGAGGCGGTGACCTCAAACCCTCGCACACTCGAAGGCGGGCGAAGTACCTTTGTGCTGCTAAACGAGACGCATCACTGGATCAAGGGCAACAACGGTCACGCCATGTACGAGACCATTGATGGAAACACCACGAAGAAAGACTCGCGGTATCTAGCCATCACGAATGCCTATTTGTCTGGTGAGGATTCTGTTGCCGAGCGGATGCGCCTAGCATACGAGGATATCTGTGATGGCCTGGCGCCGGACGTTGGCCTCTACTACGACTCGATTGAGGCGGACGCACGGACGCCGCTGACAATGGATGGGCTGGAGATTGCGCTCCCGAAGATCCGAGGTGACGCGGTCTGGCTACGAATCGACACGATCATCAAGTCGATCCAGAACAAAACGCTGTCAACCAGTCGGTCGCGTCGAATGTGGCTCAACCAAATCGAGGCCGATGAGGACGCCGTCTACAGGACTGAGGATCTGAAAGCTATCGAGCGCGCCGACGCCGAGCTGAAGGTGGGGGACGAAGTTGTCCTTGGCTTCGACGGCGGGCGGACGGATGACTCGACCGCTCTCGTAGCCATTCGGCTGTCGGACGCGTGCGCGTTTTTGCTCGCGGTTTGGGAGCGGCCCGCGCGGTGGCCCGAGGATGAGCCCTGGGTGGTGCCCCATGAGCGCGTTGACTCGGAGGTGCACGACACATTCCGCCTCTACAAGGTCAAGGCATTCTACGCTGATGTCAGCTACTGGGAGAGCTACATATCCCTGTGGAATAAAGCTTATGGGCAAGGGCTGTCTCGAAAGGCCAGTCCGGATAATCCGATCGGCTGGGACATGCGGTCCCAGAAGCGCAACACGTTGGCGCACGAGCGGCTAATGGACGCCATCGCGAGGCAGAACATCCATTTCGACGGCGATGCGACGTTGCGCCGACATGCCTGCAACGCGCGACGGCGAACGAACAGCCATGGCGTGAGCTTCGGTAAGGAAAGTGCGAAGTCGCAGCGCAAGGTGGATGCCTATGCGGCCTGGATGCTGGCCCATGAGGCGATGTGCGATCTCCGCAACATGACCACCAAGCAGGAAGAACGCTCGCGCTCTACCGAGATGTGGGCCTACTAGGCGAAACCGCCAGTGAGCGCCGAGGGGGCAACATGACAACCGCGCCGAGGGATCTGGCGGCCGAACTGCTGGCAATTCTGAATCGCGACCTGCCGACACTCCGGCACATAGATGACTATTTAAATGGGCGGCATGACGACCCGTACATGCCGGCTAGGGCCGATGCCGAGTATCGGCTCTTGGCAAGGCGGGCCATCACCAATATGAGCCTTATTCTGGTGGGGACGCCAGCCCAGGCCCTCTATGTGGACAACTACCGGCGCGGCGGGACGGATCGGGTCGCGGATGACACGGTGTTGCCCGAGTGGCTGCACTGGCAGGAGAGTCGGCTGGACGCGCGCCAGATCGCGGTCCACCGCGCCGCCTTAGCGTACGGCCACTCCTTCGTGCTGACTGAACGACAGGCGGGTCGGGTGCGTAGCAAGGGTCTTAGCCCCTTACGTACGGTTGCGGTATACGACGACCCGGCCAACGACGACGCGCCGGTTGCAGCCATCACGGTCACACAGTGGCCGAGGCCTGGTGATAAGGGGTCGCGCGGTAGTGCGCGAATGTGGGACGGCAGTCGCGAGTATCGCATCACGTTTCTGTCGCTCACCGACGCCCAGAGCGTCGGCATCACCGGTCAGCGTGCACATGGGTCCAGCGAGTGCCCCGTCACGCGTTTTGTATCGTGCGTGGACCTGGAGGGCCGCACCCTCGGCGTTATCGAGCCGATGATTACGCTCCAGAATCGCATCAACCAGACCGTATTTGACCTACTGGTGGCCCAAACCTACGGGTCGTTCACTGTGCGCACGGCCACGGGCATGGCACCCCCACTCAAGACGCGCCCCGTGCATCAGAGGGGCCAGGAGCCCTACACGTACCCGGACGAGCCGGCAGTGGCCGGCGTGGACTCCCTTGGTCGGGCGGTCGATCGCGACGGGTGGGTGCTGGATGACAACGGGCAGCGCGTGATCCTGGATACCGCGCCGGTAGTGGACCCAGTCACGGGCCAACACGTTTATGAGCAGGTGGACATTTCTGCGCGGCGCTTCCTGTTCGCCAAGGATCCCCAGTCGAAATGGGGCAGCCTTGACGCTACACCGCTCGGCGGGTTCATCGACTCACTCGACATGTCTTTCCGGCAGTTTTCCGCGCTCGCTCAGGTCCCGCCGCATCACCTGCTTGGCCAGATTGCAAATCTGAGCGCTGAGGCGCTTCAGGCCGCTGAAACTGCTCTCGCCCGCAAGGTTGAGGAGTTCCGCAAGCTGTTTGGTGAGAGCTGGGAGCGCGTGTTCCGACTGGCCGCAGAACTGTCTGGCGATCAATCGCTTGCGCAGAACTACCTGGGCGAGGTCATTTGGCGCGACATGGAAATGAAGTCCCTCGGCGCTATTGCGGATGGGCTCGGCAAGATGGCCGAGCAGCTCGGAATTCCGCGCCGGGGCCTCTGGCCCCGGGTGCCCAACGTCACCCGGCAGGAACTGGAGGACTGGGCACGAATCTCCAAGGAGGACAGCCCAGAGGACCGCATGGCCGACGCTCTCATGCGGGCGACGCCAGGCGGCGATGCACCTGTAGGGGAGTAGCGCGTGACAACAGTCCACATCGCCCTGAGCGAAACCAATCCCACCGCTGAATACGTCGCACTCCAGCGTTACTCAGGCGCGATGCTGTTTGGCACACGTCTCCGTGTATACCTGGACGGAGCCGCCGAGGCGACCGTCGACCTGGAGTCGACGGTCGGAAAGGCGTGGCGCTGGCGGGCGCAGGAGATCGGGTACCACGACGTGGTTACCCGCACTGTCGCGGTACCGGAGTCCGAGACTCCGGTCGAGTACGCCGACCTGGTGGACGTGGACCCCGAAACCATGCAGCCCGACGACGAGCCTGAGGCAGCCTGGTGGCAGGCGCTCTCGGAGACCGCTGCCGGGGTTGTGCCGGATGGGTCGGTCACCCTCGTCAAACTCGCGCCAGACGTCCTGGCCGAGCTGGACGAGGTTGGGCAGCCCGGCCCGCAGGGCGAGCAGGGCTTGAGTGCCTATGAGGTCGCGGTGGCCGGCGGCTACTCAGGCACCGAGGCCGACTGGCTCTTAGGGCTGGTGGGGCCAGCGGGACTGCCGGGTGCTACCGGCCCCAAGGGCGACCCCGGCCCTGGTGTCACGGCCGGCGGCACGGCGGGCCAGGTGCTAGCCAAGGGCAGCGCGACCGACTATGACACCGAGTGGATCGATCCCGTACCGAGCGCTCACGCGTCGTCACACGCCCCGGGTGGGGCGGATGATCTGTCCGCCACCTATTCGGCGGTCGACACGGTGCATGACTCTGCCCCGCCAGGGGACTACCTGAGGCGGATCCGACTCGACTATCCGGTCAGTGTGGGCAACCCGGATGTCGAGCGGATCTATGTCGGGACTGGCGCCGGCGAGCTGTCGGCATGGCGCAACGAGTGGGGCGCCCTGCGCGGCACGCCTACGTCGGCATACAAGGCCGACGCCCTAGTGCGCGGTATCCCGCGCACGGATCTTGGCGCGTCCGCTGATGGCGGCTGGCTGGAGCTGGAGAACGCTAGTCGCACCACTCAGCTCTACAAGCGGGACTGGTGGGGTCGGCTGTGGCGTAGCGATGGGGCGGCTGCCGCGATCCAGATGGCCGATGTACTGGTCCTTGGTCCAGGTGACCCTGTGCCATCTGGCACTCCAGAGGGCACCGTCATCGTAAGGACCGAGGCGTGACCTGGAGTGCGCCGGTCGTGCTGGACGCGCTTGGGCCGAGTAGCACCAGCCCCCGAACCTTCGGGGCCAGCGGGGCGGTGGGCAACCACTACGTCCTGGTGCTCGCGCGCTATTCGGCCTCCGACCCGTACACCACTGTGACGGACGATGGCGGCAATACGTGGGTGCCGCAGGATCATGCGCCCAAGTCGGGTGTCGCAGGTCGACGTATCGAATTATGGACATGCAGCCCAGGCGCCCCTTTCACCGCGGTTTGGGCGGCCTTCACCGGCTTGGGGAGCGCTCTGGGGGCGCTGGTGCGTGTGCCGGGTGCAAGCGGCGTGGTCGATGCCGTTTTCGCCGATCACCGCTCAAGTAGTGCAACACCCGCCTCGGTCGACATCACGCCGACCGAGGCGGACACCCTGGTCCTCGCTGCGGTGCAGGCAAACCCAAACCTGGCATCTGCCATCACGCCGGGGTCCGGGTGGATCAGCCTCGTCACCGACGCAAACGGTCCAGCTCTGGTCTATCAGATCGGCCCTCCGGCGGGCATCCCGATTGGCGTCGATTGGAACTTTGGCTCTGCCGCTGGCTCGGGGCACGTCATCGTCGCCCTCAAGCAGGGTGCGGCGCCGCCCACCGGCCCGGCCTGCACGGTCTGGGTCGGTGGCGCCGAGGCAACCGCGTCGGTCGAGGGCGTTTGGGACGGCCAGCAGGTCGTATCGATCACCTCCCTGGAGGTGACCTGATCCGGAGGTGGTTGTGGCCCTCACGCAGGCACAGCGGACGGCCGAGGCCGATGCGGTTACCACTGCTTTCGTCCTGGCCCTTCACCAGATCGGTGCGGGTGCCATCCGCAGTGCGCTAACCAGATGGCACAGCGAGGTCCCGGCGTCAGGGGCGCCGGGAGCGCAGGCCCGCTGGCTGGGGCGAGCGGCCAGGCAGGTAATGCAGCAGCGAGCGCAAGCCGCAGCACTCGCCATCGCCTACTACCGGCTCGTGCGGGCGCTGAGGACTGGCGAAACCGTCGGCTCTGAGGGCGGTACCACGACCCTCGCCCAGCTGCGCCAGGACTTTAACGCCCTGACCCTGGGTATCCCGCACTCCGCACGGCAGCGCGCCGGCCTGACGGCGGCTGCCGCTGGTGGCGGCACCCCCAGTGCGGGCGAGCGCCCGAGCCGTCCTGTCAGGCGGCGGTGGACTGACGTGCAGTGGGATCCCGAGGTGCGGGGCGGCGCTACCACGGTCAAGGTTGTCCGGCTCCCCGGTTGGCGCACATCCGATGCACGCCTGGAGCGTGCCGCCGAGGCCGAGATCCGGGAAGCTCTCGCCAACCTTGGCCTCGGCACGATGCGGCGCAAGGTGCGCGACCTCCAGCCCGACATCCCCGCCAGTCAGGCGGACGAGGCGCGTCGGGAGGCTCACCGCCTGGCTGGCATCCGGCAGGCCGCGAGCAGCGAGCGCGTGGCGATGAACGGCGCCCGCTCGAAGGTGTGGGACCTCGCCCAGCGGGATCGCCGGGTCCTGGGATACATCCGTGTCAGCCTCACCGGGACGCCGTGCGACTGGTGCGCGATGTTGATCAGTCGCGGCCCGGTCTATAGATCGGCTGAGAAGCGCCGGTTCGACGAGGGCGACCTGTATCACGACAACTGCAAGTGCTCTGTGGAGCCGACATTCTCCCGTGAGCAGTACGAAGGCGATCTGTACGCACTGAACCGCGAGTACGCCGAGCTGTGGCCGAGGGTCACGCGTGGGCTCCGCGGCGAGGCGGCCCGCCAGGCGTGGCGCCGCTACCACTACACCACCCGCAAGGCGGCCCGGGAGGCTGCCCAGAGCGCCCAGGAGGCGTGACGCATGCCGGAAGACGGTCCCGACACGAATGGTGACACCACTCCCGAGGGCCAGGCGCCCCCGGTTACCTCAATTGACTCGCTGCCCGACTGGGCAAAGAAGGAGCTGGCCGACACTCGGGCCGAGGCGGCGAACTACCGCACCCGGTTGCGTGAGGCCGAGTCCAGCCTCAAAGAGGCCAAGACTCCCGAGGAGGTTGAGGCGGCTGTCAAGGAGCTGCGCGAGGGTAACGCCAAGCTAGAGCGCGATCTTGCGCTGGCTAACGCGTCGAGGGGCTTGACCGACGACCAGGCTGCGATCCTCGCGGCGATGACCTGGGAGACCCCGGGCGACCTCACCGGGCATGTCGAGGCAATCCGCAAGCTGACCCCGTCGGATGACCGGGGCGACGCCCTCCCCCTCTCCGGCACGCTGCGCGGCGGCTTAACCCCGGGCGACGAGCCCGGCGACGACTTCGACCCGGCTGAGGTCGCCCGCAAGATGCGTCAGGGCCTGCTCTAAGCGGCCCCTTTTCTTATCTCAAACCGCTAGTGCGAGTGCGCTAGTGCATCGAAAGAGGAAGCTATGGCACTGAACGCCATCGTGAAGCCGCAGAAGCTGGCCATGCTCGCGGCCGAGGTCATCGAGCAGGCCCTGGTACTGCCTGGCCTTTTTCAGCGCAGCGGCTTTGACCAGTTCCGAGGCGCCGAGAATGACACCGTCTACGTACGGGTACCCGGGATCCTGCCGGCGCACGAAATCGCGAACTTCCGCGCCGAGCGGACCAGCTCAATTCAGTTCGACGCCTTTACCGAGCGCAAAATCAGCTTGACCCTGTCGGGTAATACCTATTCGGCCACCAAGCTCCAGGACGAACAGCGAGACTGGGACTCCATTAAGTGGGCGCGGGTTATCCGAAGCCAGGCCGAGGCGGTCGCCAGGGCGCTGGAGGACAAGGCGGTCGCCCTGGTGACCGGCCAGTCCTATCTAGCCACTATTGGCGGCACGGGCGTGCCCCAGCGGACGATCCGGCAGAGCCTCATCAAATTGCGTGCAGCGGCTAACCGCCTCCGCATGCCGACCGGCCAACGGCACTTCGTGATCGGCTCTGCGGTCGAAGAGGCAATTCTTGCTGACGACCACCTGGTGCTCGCTGACGCAGTGGGTCAGGACATCGCGTCAGCGAGCGTGCGTGAGGCGACCATCGGGCGCCTATACGGGATGAATATCGTGGTCAGCCAGGAAATCCCGGCGGACCAGGGCTACCTGTTCGTGCCGAGCGCGTTCGTGATGTCGACCGCCGCACCCTCTGTGCCACAGAGCGGCATTGGCGGCAGCGCTGCCGCACGATCCGTCGCCGCGCGATGGGTGCTCGATTATGACCCGACCGTGCTCGCTGAGAGGTCGGTGATTAACACCTACAACGGTGTGCGCTCCGTCAAGGATGTGGTGCTGAACGCTGGCCGCTCGGACGTGATCCGAGAGGGCGACACGGTGGGCGAGTTTTTGGTCCGGGCCATCGCCTATGACCTGGACGCCACTGCTGACGTGCTGCCGGATGCGGACAACAACTCCGACCCGTCTGGTGTGGGCGGTACGCCCGCGGCCGGCAGTCTGCTTGATCAGCTGGTTGCTGCAACCGGCGTGGGCACCCCCTTCACCCCGTAGCCGCCCTGGAGGTCCGTCCAGTGTCTGAGCCCTTTGCCCAGGTTGAAGACGTTCAGGGCAGGATCGATTTCAGTTTGTCAGTGGCCGAGGAGCGCGTGGCTGGCGCCGCACTGGACGACATGTCCGAGGAGGCTCGCTACCACGCCGGCCAGGCGTGGCCGGTCCCCGAGGAGGCGCCTCGGATGGTGCGCCGGCTCGTGCTGACTGCTGTCACGCGGTATATGAAGAACTTGGATGGCCTCACCCAAAGCCGCGCCGGTGATGAAACGGTCGCCTTCGCTGACCTTGGCGAAAGGGCGGGAGCACCGTTCTTCACGGACGCTGAGATCGAGACGTTGCGCCGCCTGGGCGGCGCCGCTCAGGGCGGGTTCGTAAGCGCCGAGGTAACTGCCTACCGCACAGACCTGCGACGCTACAAGCACCATCAATGCACGCTGGTCAGCACGGACGGCGGCGACCCGTTCCCGCTCAACGAAGAGTGCTGGGGCTACGGCTGCGACAGCTGCTCTACCTGGCACCCTCACGGGGGGTGCCGAAGCGGCTACGGCTACGGCTACGGGTACGGGTACTCCACCTGGTATCCCCGCGGGGGGTGCTGAGGCTGATGCCCTCCATGCAGCGTAGGCGAGGTCAGTCCGCCACTGTCTATCCGTACAAGAAGATCACGGACCGCCGGGGCCACCGGGTGCGCGTGGTAGATGAGGACAACCCCGTCGTGGTGGTCGCGGCATTCGTTCCTGAGCGCAGTTCGCGCGCCGAGCTACCCGGGCAGCAGCAAATCCACGTCGTCAAGATGATCGTGCGCGACGACGTGGCCGGGTGCGAGCTGTGGGCTCAGGTGGAGTGGCGCGGCTCACGGTGGGATGTCGTCACGCCTCCGGCCTATCACCATGGCACCCGGCACACGCGTCACGTGACGGTGTCGCTGCGGCGCCGCCCCCTGCCCCCGGTGGATGCGTGATGGCCGAGGTCTATCGCCGCGTCGCCGGACGTAAGCTGGAGGGGGTCATAGCCGACCTGGATGGCGTGCAGCTCTACCTCTCGGGGGAGGCGTTCGGCATCTTTGGTCGAGCCCAGGCGAACCTCCAGGCGGCCCGCGATGCGGGCGCCGTCGGATCCGACCGGGGCGTAGGCGGTGGCGCCGAGGTGACCTGGGGCCAGGAGCGTGACCGTGAATACGGTCACCTGGACTGGTATGTGGGCCTTGACGACCGCAATTCTGATTTTGGCGCGCTGAGCATTGAGTTCGGCCGTGCCGACCACCTGATTGATGACAGTGGTCGTACCTTCGGTGGCCATGAGGGGCTGTATATCTTGACGCGCGCCGCGAACCTCGGCATCAAGCGGGGTCGGCGGGTCAAAACGCGGCTGCGTCGCATCCGGGTGCGCAAGGGTCGAGTGATGGGGGTGCCGAACGGTGGCGGGCCTTCCTCCTAGTGTCATCGCCGCGCAAGAATTTTCGCCGATTGAGGATATACTGCTCGCTGCGCTTGCGCACTATCTGCCGGATGTCGAGGCTGGCACGCTGATTGTGATGGCTCAGGCGTTTCCATTTGTCCACCTGCGGCGACTGGATAGCTATGGCGTCTGGGCGGGCGACGAGCGTTTCATAGACGACGCTCACGTGGCTATTTACACCTATGCCGAGGACCCCGATGGGGACGAGGATGCCGGTCGCCTCGCCGAAGCGGTGCGCGCCTCTTTGGTGCGCGCTCGGCGTGACCGCTTCGGGGTACCCGAGCTTGGCTACGTCGTGGGCCTCACGATGGTCGCCTCGCCCCGACGTGTGCCCGATTGGGCAACCGCGACCGGCCCGGTCCAGTACGCGGATCTCCCGGCAGGCGTCTGGCGATACGAGACCCGATATGACGTGACTGTTCGCCGGCCCCGGCAGCAGCCCTGAATCCAAACCCCTGGGAGCGATCATGCTCAACGATAACGCGACCCTTGTTGTAGGGGCCGGCAATTTCTTCCGCGCCCCAACGGGCACCATTGCGCCATCCGACCTATTCAGCATTGACTCCGTGTGGGAGAACGTCGGTCACACGAGCCTGGAAGATATTTTCGGCATCACCAGTGAGGGCGGCGAAGCTACGACGCTCGGCACCCTTCAGGCCAAGACACTGCGCACGACGTACGCGCCGCGCACCGAAAGTTTTGCCTTCACCCTTCAGCAGTTCGACCGCGCCGGTCTTCGGCTCTACTATGGCGCGAACGCTCCGCTGCTCGCGGATGGCTCGTTGGGTGTGCCAGTGTCCCCAGTGCCGACTGAATGCGCCTTTTTGGTTGTGTTTTATGATGGCGCGAACGCTTTCGCGTTCTATGCGCCAAAGGCTGAGGTCTTTCGCGCGGACGACCTTTCCGTATCGGATGCCGAGTCGCTAGCCGGGTTGCCGCTCAGCGTCAAGCCGCTGGTCCTCGGCTCTAATGGGTGGGCGTACACGGTGACGCCGATCGGCGGTATTGAGGCCGAGGGTGCAACGGCCGGCGTGCCGGGTGTCTTTACGCCAGCCGGCGCCGACACCCCGTACAACCTGTCCGCGCTCTCGGGCGTCACTGCCTCTCCCGCTACGGCCTGGACTACGGGCCAGTACGTCGAGCTGGAGGATGGCACCACAGCCCACTGGGATTCCTCGGTTTGGGTCGCGGGCGTTGCCGCATAAGCCAAACCGCTAGTGCGCGTCCCGGGTGGGCCTATCACCCACCCGGGACGCGGCTTGTCTTTTCGCCCCATCCCGAACAGAACCGAAAGCAGGTTTGCCATGAGTGAGCAGAACGAGTCGACCGACGACTTGACCCTGGACGACATCCGCGCGGCAGTGGAACGCAAATACGCGGCGTTGCCGGTTTGCCTTGGAGACGGCACGAAAGTGGTCCTGCTTAACCCCCTTCGCCTGGACAAGGCGAAGCGGGCGCACCTGGAGCAGGCGCAGAAGGCCATGAAAGAGCAAGGGGCGGACCAGGTCGACTGCTTGAAGGATATTATCCGCACCGTGGCAGAGCGGCGTTCGGCGGGCGACAAGCTCCTGAGGGAGATCGGCGACGACGCCGCCATGCTCGCGGAACTGTTCGCCACCTACGGAAAGCGGTGTAAGCCGGGGGAAGCCTCTGCCTAGCACGGCTCATTGATCAGTACGGGGCCGGACTGTACCCCGACCTACGGCGCTATTTCGGGATCGATCTCGAAGCCGTTGTGGAGGGTCGTGGGCCAAGCCCGGACCTCGTGCTGACTGCCGTGCGGGCACTGCCTGACACAAGCCTCACCGTTGCTCTCGCTGCCGGGGGCCGCGCCCATTACGGCTGGGGCGCCGATCGCCACATGACCGCAAATTTGTATGACGCGGTCAATTTGAATACGCGTGCCTCCGGTAACTGGGGCAAGGGCAAGCCGCCAAGGCTCCCTGAGTACCCACGCCCGAAAGCCACCAAGGCTGCCAGAAAAGTCTCCCTGCGGGAGGTCTTTGGCCGATTGACCGCCGGGGGTACGAGATGACCGACCAAATCGTCGGGCGGATCTTCGTCAAGGTCAGCCCGGACACCAGCGATTTCCGCGCAGAGGCAAAAGTCAAGCTCGAACGCGAGGAGCGGCGCCTACCTGAGCTGACCACCAGGCTCGCTGTTGAGCTGGACGACAGCGAGGCCGCGGAGACCGCAGCCGAGGCCAGGGCCGTTCGCGATGCCGCTCAGCGAGCCATGCAGGATCTGACCTTACGCGTCAATCTGGATGACCTGAGTAGCGTTCGGTCCGCCTTGGCCAGGGTTAACGCCGAGCTGGTCAATCTGGATGCGATAGAGCTGCCGGTGGAGCTCGACCACGACTCACTAGAGTCGATGCGAGACCTCCTGGAGCAGCGCGTCAAGGACATCGGAATTGACATTAAGGTCAATCTCGATGACGAGGCCAGCATTGAGCGCGCAATCAAGAAAGTTGAGGCACAGCTAAGCGCGCTAAATGAGATCAACCTCAATGTTGACCTCAATGAAGCCAGCCTTACGGCTGCCAAGGTGGAGCTGGAGGCGCGACTCAGCGAGATTCGCGTCAGGCCCGACGTCGACAGTGCGGCATCCGCCAGGGTGTCTGCGGCTTTGGCCGTCCTAGCTCGTGCGCGTGATGCTGTCATCCGGCCGGTTGTTGATCGGACCGCCCTGGCGGCCGTGTCGTTCGTGGACGTGCTGAGCGGCTTCCGTGCTCTGCGGGAGAGCATCCTCCAGGCCCGCACGGCGTTCCTTGGACTCTTCACCAACCTGCCCCAGGTCGGTGCCGTCGCGCTTGGCGCGACGGTGCTCTCCGGTGCGCTGGCATCCGCAGCGGGGAATGCCGTTGGACTGGCTGGCTCGTTAGCTCAGCTCCTCCCGATCGCCCTCGCTCTGCCCGGCATTGCGATTGGCGTCGGGACGATGGCAGCCGCCCTTGCGGATTTCGGCAGCCAGCTCCCCGACATCGCCCGGCGTTTCGGCAGACTGCAAGACGTCATTAGTGAGGGCTTTTGGGAAATAGCCCGTGGCCCTCTCGATAGTCTCTTAACGGCGACGCTTCCGCTTCTGGAGGCGGGCCTGGGCGCGGTGTCCGGCTCCATTGGTGGATTCTTCGCCGCGTTTGCCGGCTCACTTGGCGCGGAGGGCGGTTTCCTGTCGGAGCTGCCGCAGATGTTCGATCGGCTTAACGAGTCTATCGGTATTTTCGCCGGCCATACTCCTGCCCTGGCCACTATCATGACGATTTTCGGCCAGATCGGCTCCTCAATCCTGCCGCCGCTGGCCGATTTGGTTGGTCGGACGGCGGACGAGTTCGCCGCTTTCCTCGCCGCGCAAACGGCCGGCGATGGCCTGACATCTATTGTTGACTCGGCTATAGAGGCGCTGTCAGGGCTGATCGAAGTCCTTAAGGGTTCGTTTCAGGTGTTCGCTGCCCTGTGGCGGGCCGCAGATGCGGCGGGAATGGCGACCTTGAACAGCCTGGGGGCCGGGCTCCAGGATTTCGCAGATACGCTTGGAAGTCCGGAAATCCAGGCCACACTCACAAGCTTGTTCTCGGCCGCCAGTGCTATGATCGACGGCTTTCTCGCGGAGGCGGGTCCGGCATTCCGGCAGATTTTCGTCGGCATCACGGCCGTGCTGACGCAGGTACTGCCACTCGTCGGCTCGACGTTGGGGCAAGTGGCGGCGCAGATCGGCGAAATCTTCGCCAACCCCGTGTTCCAGGATGGGCTCACGTCCTTTCTGGCCGGCGTCACCGCAGGGGTTTCGGCCCTATTGCCAGCACTGGAGCCGATCGCCACCCTGATCGGGGCGCTGGGTCCGGTGCTGGGCCAGCTTGCCACACAGATCGGTGAGGTGTTCGGTGCTCTCGCGCCGACGCTAGACGGGGTGCTGGTGGCACTGTCGCCCGTCATCACGATGCTGGGCGACGCCCTGGTGCAGGTGCTCCAGGCCATCAGCCCGGCACTTTCCGATATCGCGGCTGTGGCGTCGTCGACACTGAGTGAGCTGACGCCAATGCTGCAACCCGTTGTCGACGCCCTGGTGCAGGTGGTACAGGCAGTGCTGCCGGCACTGATGCCAATCATCAGTGAGCTTCAGCCGATGCTGCTGTCGATCGCGGAGCTTGCCCTGCCGGTGATCGCAACACTGCTGGCGTCGCTCGCGCCCATCCTGGCTGACCTGGTAGTGGCGTTTCAGCCAATCATCGACCTGATCGTGGAGCTGCTTGACCTGCTGGTGCCCGTTTTGGTGCCGGCGCTCGACCTGATGGCTAAGGCGCTGGCTCAGAACTTGGGTGTCATCGTGGATGGTGTCGCGCAGGCGATTGCCGGACTTGTCGACGTTATACAGGGCGTCATCGACTTCATCGTCGGTGTCTTTACCGGCGACTGGGAGCGAGCTTGGAGCGGCATAAGGGCAATCTTCACGGGTATCGTCGATACGATCATCGGAACCTTGAAGGTCATGTTCGGTCCATTCGGAGCGATGGCGGGTGTGATCCGTGACGGGCTGTCGCTCGTGTCGGATCTCTGGTCCTCTGCCTGGGCCGCAATGGGGGCTGTCGCCACCGCAGCGTGGACCAGCATCGTGGACAATGTCCACAACCGGATCGATTTACTGGTTCAGATCTTTAGGGGGATCTGGGGGGCTGTCAGCGGCGCCATCAGCTCACTGTGGGGCAACGTCCGTAGTCAGTTTGACCGTGGCATCCGCACTGCGGTCGACGCGGTGGACTCTGGCGTTGACAAGACCCTCGCGCTATTCGACAACCTACCTGGACAGATCCGGTCCGCGCTCGGCGACCTCGGGGCGCTGCTGGTTGGTGCCGGGAGGGCGCTCATGCGGGGCCTGATTGACGGTATCCAATCGATGATCGGGGCGGTCAGGAGAAAGCTCAACAGCGTCACAGACATGCTCCCGGACTGGAAGGGGCCGCCGTCAACTGACCGAACCTTGCTTTACGGCGCAGGTCGGCTGGTCATCGACGGGTTTATCGAGGGTTTGGAGTCCCGGTATGACGCCGTGCGTCGCTCGCTGGGCGAGTTGACTAAGGATGTGGCCGGCATCGATTTCGCTGCGCCTACGGCAAACCTAGGGGTGAGCGCCGGAGCCTATGGCGCGGAGGTCGGGCAGCCCGCCGGCAAGACGCTCAACTACTACGCCGCGCCGGGATCAATCGAATCGGAAGAGGACCTGTTCGACGCGCTAGGGCGTGCCCGCGCCTGGGGGTGGTGATCGTGTATCTGCGATTCCGCACCGACGCTGACACGCTCCGGCTCGACGGCATCAGCCAGACAGGATACGGAGTGGAGGCCCTGAGGGGTGTGACCGGATTGGGCCTGCCACCCGTCTCCACACAGTGGCGAGCGGGCGCTGGCGACGGGGCCGCGTATCGAGGGGAGCGCAAGCAACCCCGGAACATCGACATCCCGCTACACATTCTCGCGCCAGACCGCGAGGCGCTGGAACGCGCGAAGACCCGTCTCTCCCTCGTGCTCATGCAGGGCGAGTTCGACTTGGACGTGGTTGAGGAAGACGGCGCCTACTGGACCACTCGCGTGGTCCGCGTGGGTGGCGGCGATTTCGCCTATGGCGATGGCACCACGGGCGACCGCGAGCTGACGACCACTGTCACCCTGCGGGCAGGGTACCCCTACTTCACCTCTCACGAGGAGCGGTGCAAGGAGGTCACAAACGCGGGCGCCGGTCGCGGCCTGCTTGGCGTCGGTGTCTCGCTGGTGTCGCTGAAGATTTCTGGCAGTCAGGCCATTGGTGACATGCTCCTGACCAACGACGGCGACGCGGTGACGTGGCCTGTCTGGCGGATCGTCGGCCCGGGTCAAGACCTGATCATCTCGGATGGCTCGCGAGTCATTTCATGGCTCGGAGCCCTCAGCGCTGGCGAGGAGCTGATTATCGACACCCGCGCCTCCACAGTGCGCACTTCGGCGGGCGCAAACCGATACTCCGAGCTTGCGCCCGCCCCGCGCTTTTGGCCTCTCCCGCCCGGTCAGACGTTGGCGCGGGTGTCGATGGTCGGCACGACCGGGGAGAGTGCAATTAGGGCGACATGGCGGCCTAGGAAATGGTGGGTCATCTAGTGCGACGCGATGACATTATTGTCGAGGTTCGCAACCTGGACCTTAGTATCGTGGGTCAAATTCACCCTGACGACCTGGATGTGCAGGTTACCGACGTGCTCAGCGGCGTCGGCACGTGGCGCGTGCGGCTGCCCGCTGAGCACCCGATGTCGCCGCACCTGAGGACCCCCGGAGCCGGCATCGTGGTCACTGTGGCCGCCACGGGCGACGTGCTGTTTAGCGGTCCGGTAGTCAAGCCGGAGGCTGCGGCCACGGCAGACGACCCTGCTGGCACACTGTCGGTCGAGGGCGTCAGTGACGACATCCACATGACCGACAGGCTGGCGGCTCCTGACCCGACGTCTCCAGACCTGGATGAGCAAGCACTCGCGCATGATGTCCGGACTGGCGCGGCGGAAACGCTGATGTGCGCCTACGTCAGTGCCAACGCCGGGCCAAGCGCTCCCTCTACCCGCCGTGTGGACAGCCTCACGGTCAGCGCGAGCCTGGGGCGTGGGCCGGTCCTGACCAAGCGCGCACGCTTTCACGTGCTCGGCGCACTCCTCAACGAGATCGCAGCCGGAACCAGTCTGCACTGGCAGGTCAGGCAGGTCGGCTCTGGCCTGCGCTTCGAGGTGGAGGAGGGGCGCGACCTCACTGGGGACATCCGCCTGGACATCCGCAACTCCACCCTGGCGGCCCATCGGGTCGCCATCGGACCACCCGGCGCCACCCGCGTCCTAGTCGCGGGACAGGGCGACCTGGTTGACCGCCAACTCGTGGAGATGACCACAGAGGACGCGCAGGCCGGTGAGGCGCTGTGGGGTCGACGAATCGAGCGATTTGTGGACCAGCGCCAAACGGACGACCCGGCCGACCTGGAACGCGCAGGCAAAGAGGTGCTTGACGACGAGGGCTTCGCCACAATTGCGGTCCAGATCGTACCCATGGAGGACTCCGAGGGCGATGATCCAGGCGCGATGCGGTTCTGGTGGGACTGGCGCATAAGCGATCGAATCACCGTGGTTGTCGAGGGCCAGGAAATGACAGCCATCGTCACCGGATATGTCCTGAGGATTAACGAGGCCGGCGCCCGCGTGGGCGCTGTGCTTGGCGACCCCGCCGGCCTCAGCCCCGATCTAGCGCTCGCGCGGCGCGTGGATGGCATTGCTCTGCGGGTAGACAACCTGGAGCGCGCTGGCGGGATCCTTGCCCCTCTTGCGGTGAGATTCCAGTCGATCGGCAGCCTTGCACCCGGCACCAGCGTGTTGGTGGTGACGCTCCCGGAGGGGCGCTCCATGGGCGCCGAAGACTACGTGGTCAATGGGGTCGTGACCGAGATGACCAATGGGAATTTCGGGACGGCGGTGATCCGCCTGGAGTCCGCGGTCGCTATCGATGCGACGACGTTCCGCATTCAGGTCACTAGCGATTGGAGCACTCCACTGCCCGCTCACCTTTCGTATGTGCTAACACCCGTCCAGGGCTAGGAGTGCGCCGTGACCATCACCAGCTGGCCTTTTGATGACCAAGACAGCACGGAAGCGCAGTACAGCCAGCTTTTTGCCGAGCTGCAAGACACCGGCATCCTGGATTCGATCGGCGGTAGTGGGTTTCGCGTAACCCCACACGCGTCGGCAATGTCACTGTTGGTCGCTCCCGGCGTGGCGTATGTACGTGGCCACGTCGTGGTGTCGACTGCACAAGAGGTGCTGCCCCTGACGCCGTCAGGGGCGCTGACTCGGTATGACAGCGCCATCCTACGCCTGGATCCTGCGGCGAATGCGATTGATCTTACCGTCAAAGAGGGTACTCCTGGTGGGACGGTACCCACATTGGAGCAGACGGACAGCGAGATATTTGAGGAGCCGCTGGCTACTGCTGAGGTCGCGCAGGGCGCGGGGGTCATTGCACCAAACCAACTCACCGACCAGCGACGCTACAGCGGACAACGGACTGGGGCTTGGGAGACGGTAACGCGACCCGCCTCGCCTCGTAAATACAAGCTGGGTTTCAACGCGACCACGGGACAATGGGAGTTCTGGAGCGGTGCCGCGTGGAGTGCCCTCATTCCGGGCCAGGTGGCCGACTCTCTGCGCTGGGGCGGATATCGCCTCACCGTTTCTGAGACCACACCATCCGGCAGCCCAGACGCTGACCGTATCTGGATCCAGCCGACAACCTAGGGGGGCGCATGGCCACTACCTGGGGATCCGCCGAGGGTCACCTCCAAGCAGGCATTAATTGCTGGACCTCATCGCCAAGCGCCAGTAGCACCTCTGTGACGGTTTACCTGCGGGCATATGTCAGGGTGACCGATGGTTGGCGGTTCGACGATAATCAGAACTATTCGATATCCGGCACTGGGGGTGGGTCGGGTAGCTACTACAACGGCTTGGATGGGACTGGCGCCACCAAGCTGGTTTTCAGTAAGAATTTTACTGCCAGTATCGGCTATGGCGGCGGCCCGACTTACTCCTGGACATGCAACATTTCCGGGATGTATAACGGCGGCACCCCTAGTCACTCCCGGTCCCTCACCCTGCCGGCTCGTCCACCGGGCGTGCCCAGCACGCCCGGCACGCCCGCCGTAAGCGGCGTGGGAGCGACGAGCGCGACCCTGTCGTGGGCTACCCCGTCGAGTAATGGCGCGTCCCTTGATCGCACCTCTGGGCAGGTGTCCCGGAACTCGACGTTTACCGACATCGTTGCGAGCTGGGACTCGGGCTGGGCGACCAGTCGAAGCGTTGCCGGGCTACCTAAGGGCACCACGTTGTATGCCAGGGTGCGAGCTCACAACTCGGTGGGCTGGAGTCCCTATTCCGGCACCCGGACCATCACGACCGGCACGACGGTGCCCAGCGCGCCGGGCACACCTGTCCTGGAGGACGCCACCGCGACCGGCGTAACAGTGCGCTGGGCGGCCCCCGCAGACGATGGCGGGATCACTCTCGCGGAGTACACGGTGCAGCGGGCTACTGACGCCCTCTTCAGCGCGGACCTGCATGCCGCCGCGCTTGGGGCGACGACGCTCCAGGTGACCGGACTCGCACCGGGCACGGAGTATTGGTGGCGCGTCCGCGCGGCCAATGCCGTGGGCGACTCTGAGTGGAGTGAGACAGCAAGCGTCACCACCCCGGCCGTACCGCCGGGCGCCCCGCCGGAACCCGCGCTGACCAACGTGCTGGCTACCAGCATGACAGTGACCTACAGCGCTCCCGCCGATGACGGCGGCAGCGAGATTCAGAGCTATGAGATCCAGGCTACGGACGCCCTTTTCGGCGCCTCCGTCACCTCGCCGGACACCGAGCCTCCGTACGTCGTGGTGGGCTTGTCGCCCGCCACGACGTACTACGTCCGGGTGCGCGCGATCAACGCCCAGGGCGCTGGCTCCTGGTCTCCGTCCGCCTCGGTGACGACCCTGTCGGGCGTGCGAGTCGGCGATGGGGCGAGCTGGCGCGATGCCGTCGTCTGGGTCGGCAACGGTGCGTCGTGGGTGCTGGCATCCGTCAAGACGGGCAACGGATCGGAGTGGACGTGATCGCAGCGGAACTGATCACGGCCGGGGGTGCTGTCCTCGTAGCGCTGATTGGTGCTGGCGTTGAGGTGCTGCGCCGGCAGAGCAAGCGCCTCAGGGAGGTCGGTGAGCAGGTGGTTGAGCAGGTAGTCAACGACCACCCAACCAACCTGCGGGACGACTTGGACAAGGTCGTCGCCGGGCTTGAGTACGTGCGCAAAGACCTGGCTGTCGTCATCACGTCCCAGCGGCGACAGGATGAGGAGATCGCCGGCATCCGCGAGGAGCAGCGCATCCACCGCCTGGAGCACATCAGGCATTGAAACCGCTACTGGGAGCGGTAGCGATTGGAGAGAGATGAGTCCGACGTCTGACGCACTGAAGTGGCTATGGGAGGAGTTTCGGAGGGTGGAGGGTGCTGCCAGGTTTGGCGGCATTTACGCCAACAAGCGGGGTTACCACAACACCCGCGACGCCAACGTTGCTCGGTGGCCCGGCAACTACTCGTACGCCCAATTCAGCGTCGACCGTGAGGGGCCGCCCGGCCTGGCTTCCGCCATTGACCTGACGTTCGCCGACGCGCAGGCTGGGCGCTACGAGACGATCGACAAGTATTCCTCGCGACTTCTTGCCGCCGGTCACGCCGGCCGCGCCGCTGACCCGCGCACCATCTACATGCGGGAATTCTATGGCCAAGCGGACCACGACGTGCATGTCGAGGGCTGGGACTACGCGCGAGGGCGGGCAGTCACATCGGACTCGTCGCACCTGTGGCACATCCATATCTCCGTGCACCGCAAGTACGCGGACGATATGACCGCGATGCGTGCCATCCTGTCGATCCTCAAGGGCGAGACGGTCGAGCAGTGGCGAAAGGGGCAGGGCGGTACACCCTCCCCGTCCCCACTGCCTGATCAAGCGGCTGGCAGCCGGATGTTGCGGCTGACCGTTCCGTACGCTCGTGGCACCGACGTGGCCGCCGTGCAAGGCGCGGTGGGCGCCACGCGTGATGGCGTGTTCGGCCCCAAGACGCGCTCGGCAGTGATCAAGTACCAGAGGGCGCGGGGCCTCACGCCCGATGGCATTGTCGGCCCCAAGACCTGGGCCACGCTACTGGGAAGCCTGCCGAGCCACCCCAACGGCAGCCGAGTGCTGAGGCTCCGTCGCCCCACGCACATGCGGGGCACGGACGTCGAGGCCGTCCAGCGCTTTATCGGCGCAGCCAGGTGCGGCACGGCTGACGGGATATTCGGCGCCGAGACCGCCAGCGGCGTGCGGTGGTATCAGCGCATGCGGGGCCTCACGCCTGACGGCATTGTCGGCCCAAAGACCTGGGCGCCGATCGTGCGAACGATCGGCCGATAAGCGATTCCGTTAGTGAGAGTAGGGAGTCGATGGAGCTGATGACTAGGGCGTTCTGGGTGTACGCCTGGGAGCGCGCCGTAAAAACCACCGCACAGACCGCCCTGTCCCTGATGTCGGTGGACTACGTAGGAGTTTTGGAGGTCGACTGGGCCGCCGTTGGCTCGGCGGCCGGTCTGGCCGCGGTGCTGTCGATCCTCACGTCGTTGACCGGATTTTCGGACTCCGCTCCGGACGCTCCGGACGCTCCGGAGCCGGCCGAGGCCGGCGATCCAGGCGACGCAGCACTGGCCTGAAACTTCCTTCGAGATAGCGCCCCACGTGACCGCTTAGCCGGCGCGTGGGGCGCTCTCGTGTTTACGCCCACGTCGTCACCCGACCCCTCTACGGCACAATGGTCGGGTGACGACGCCCGACCCGCTAGCCGAGTGGTGGACGACCTCCGATGTTGCCGCGTATCTAGGTGTCGGCGTATCGACTGTGACGAACTACCGCAAGCGCAAACAGATGCCGCAACCTGACGCACCGCCGATCGGGCGTACCCAAAGGTGGCGTCCGACCACGATCATCACCTGGCACGCGGGCCGCTCCCGCCCTGGCGTCGGTGGTCGCCCCACCTCTAGCTAGGAGTTTGCTTCGCCGCTTCGACGTCGGCCATGGTTGTGACCTTCGGTCTGCGCGTCCGGCGACTGCCCCCCTTGCCCACGGGTGCCGCCTTGGGTGCGGGGTTGCCCCTAGAAATGCCTAGCAGCTCCCAGCCATGCGTTTCGCATCGGGCGGTTTCACCCCGCCTGCCGTCGTCTGACTCGACCCAGTATGTGGTTGCCGGTAGTGTGCGGTCGGCGCACACGTCGCAGACGGTGACTTCGATCTTCATATGTCGCTCCATACATCGGCAACCGTCGCTACTTGACAGTGTGAGTGACCGACCCTTACGCTCGCACTCATGCCAAATGTCAAGGTCCCGAACGTGGACGAGGTGGTCCGCTGGATCAAGGACGGCAAAAAGCTTACGTGGATTGTGGACGAGATCAAGCGTAAGTACGGCATCGAGGTCGGGTACAGCACTATCGTAGACATACGTCGCCGCAGCGGACTCCCTCCCCGTATCGGGCGGCACGATGAGCTCATCCCCTGGAGGGTTGAATTAAGGCATCGCCACCGCATGGCGCCCAAGATGTTGCGCGCCCTTGGCCGTCGCCGCGCTGGTGAGTCCAACGGGGTGACGGTGGAGGAGGAGCTGGACCGCTGGCTCGTGGCCCGAGCCGAGAGCTCGGCTGAGGCGCCTGAGGGCACGGTCGTGCACTACGAGCCGAGCACTGACCAGGGCTGGTGGTACGTCCCCCGCCGGCCGGGTATTGATACCGACGTAATCCGGGTACCCGACTCAGATGCGACTACGCGAGATCGCAAATCTCGCGATAATTGATCACCATTGGCGACATTGACTAGATGTGGCGCTACCCACACTGTAGTCTATGCGCCTTATGCGAGTGATCATTTATGTGCCGGAGTCGCGGGGGGCGGCCAGGACACGACGCGCCATAGAGCGTGATGTGGCCGCTCGGGGGCATGAGGTTGTCGGATGCACCAGCGTCCCCGCAGAGGCGATGGCGGCCTGGAGATCGCGCGTCGTGGACGTCATCGCCGGCAGGCCCGATCACCTGGTCGAGCTAGCGGCGCAGGATTGGGCGCTACCGATCACGTCACGATCAGCAGGCTCGGGTGTATGCGCTGCCGATACTGACGCGGGCCGTCAGGCGCCAGGATATGACCGCGACAGGCCCGTTAGGACCCGACGGTATCGCCGTCACCGCTCTACATCGGAAAGCCTGGCGAGGTCGCGGGCTACGCGCTGATCAACTTACGGACAGTCAAATCTGTACGTGGCGGCAGCCGTGCGTCGCCCATCAGTCCACCTTAGGTAGTCCTTTCGGTTAGCACTGGTGTTTGATAGTGAACGTACAGCCGGTATCAACACCCGCACCCGCTGTGCACAATGGATCCCTTGCTGACGTGGGGGGGATGCAGGTTGTCGGTGCTGTTTCGTACTCTTGCCCAGTCCACTCACACTAGCGGCATTGGGGAGGATGCATGAGTCGCGCAGACAAGTTCGAGGCCGTCGTGGGGGCGGTTGGGGTGCATATCGACTACGGCACTCCACGATTCTTTTTGGCGGTTCCGGATCAGATCCCTGCCTGGGACCTGGTGCGAGCGCTACGCCTGGTTGCCGACCTTGGGTTCCAGGCCATCGACCTGCGCGAGTACGCGCCCGCGCGGGATGCCGAGGGGGGCCTCTGCATCGAGCTTGAAAGGACTACATGCTGATCAGACCGAGCGAGGTGGTCGGGCATTCGCCCCGACAGCGGGGTGACGCGGGCGGGGCCAAGGGGGTGCCGCGTGACCGCTACGACCGACCACTCATCCACGTCCCGAACAGGTGTCCGGCCTGCCTGGATAGCGCCAGGGCGAGCGATCATCGGCTGGTGCCCTACACCAGGACCACCACGTATGTCGACTGCATCGAGGACAAGAGTGCTCTCGCCAGGTGGGGGCAGCGCAAGGTGCTCCTCGGGGCGAGTAGGGCGGCCCCCATGGTGTCCGCAGCGCGCGAGCTGGATCCAACGTCCGATAGGCGGGCGCTCGACAGGATCGCGGAGGAGCTGGCTGCCATCGGCGGCGCACACGAGGGCCGAGAAAGGGGTACACGCCTCCACGGCCTGAGCGAGTATGTCGACCGGGGAGAGGTCATGCCCGCGGCCAACGAGCAGGACACGGCAGACATGGCGGCATACGCGATGGCGACCTGTGCGATAAAGATGGTCCATATTGAAACGCTCGTCGTCTGCGACTCGCTGGAGGTTGGAGGCACGCCAGACCGCATCGTGCACTACGACGGTCCGGGGCCTGGTGCGGGCCTGGCTGCCATGCCTGCCCGGACGCGCGCCAGCCGGGGCCTGGAGTACGCCCCCGACTGGATCAGTGGGCACCTCATAGCAGACCTCAAGACCGGCACCGTCGAGCGCGGCGCGCTCAAAATGGCGATGCAGCTCGCCATCTACAGCCGCGCCGACTTTTACGACCACGAGACTCAGACGCGCCGGCCGTTGCCGCCGGTTAACCAGGACTGGGGCGTCATCATCCACTTGCCGGCAGGTGCTGCCACCGCAACGCTCTACTGGATCAACCTGCGGATCGGGTGGCAGGGCGCCCAGCTGGCAAAACAGGTCCGTGAGCTGCGCAGTGCGGGGGACAAAGTGCTGGTTCCGTTCGCCCCTGCTGTCACCTGAAACCGTTAGTGTGAGTTTCAGCAAGGCGGACCACGAGAGAGGACGGATAGCGGGTGAGTGACCAGGAGAGCGGAGGCGATCCGCTCAGCGTGACCATCAAGTACGGAAAGGGCTATGAGGACTCCTGGATCACCGTGCGGGGGTCGGCTGCGGTAGTGCGTGAGGAGCTGATCCAGGCCTTCGACCTGGATCGCGACGTGAGCCTGAGCCTGTCGCTCGCCGCACTGGTGCTCAACGCCACGCAGCAGGCGCATGCGTTGCATGCTCTTGGGCGGGGCGCCGGGGCGCAGGCCATCTCCGGGGAGCGTGTCGGGCGGAGCCGCAGCAATCCAGACGCCTGGCAGGGCGCGCGGACTGCGAAGCCGGCCGGCGACTCCTCCATGCCCTCCCGGGGAGACGAGGAGGCGTCCGCCAGGGGTGCCGCGCTTAGCGAGATTGGAAAGGCGGGGTCGGTTGAGGCGCTAAAGCTCTGGTGGGCCAAGAACCAGGAGGCGTTTGGCGATCCCGAGGTCAAGGCCGCCTATAAGGCCCGAGGCAAGGCGCTCCAGGCAGGCAAGTGAGCCGACAACCGGCCATCAAACCGCTAGTAAGAGTTTGGAGAGTTCTACGTGGCACTTGTTAAGCCCTCGGCCAACGTGCACGGCGAGTTTCTGAAGGGCGCCGAGCACCTTGCCGACGTGGCGATCCTGTTTGAACCACAGTCGATTCGCAAGGGCGTGCCTCACAAGCACAACGGCGTGGAACGCGTCCGGGATGAACTAAAGGCGACCGTCACGTTCTTTCGCAGCCTGGCCGACCTCCAGGACGGAAAGCCGTCGAAGGTCGCCAAGGACATGACCATCACCTACGCCATGGTGATCGGGACTTTGGAGCCTGAGCTGCCGGGCACGCCGAGCGGCGGCGAAAGCGGGAATCAGGTCGCCGGTGTGCTGCGGAAGATCCCGACGGTAAGTGGGTCGGGGTATGTCATCCGCGACCTGGAGGACGACGTCTGGGACCTGGTGGTGAACTATTTCGAGCGGCGCGAGGCCGCCGTCGCTGAGGCGGTCGCCGAGGCCCCCGACTTCGACTGACGCGACAGCCGGGTGGGGCGCCTGCCTGCGGGCGGGCGCCCTCGCTTTCTGGGGAGGGCCATGCTAAACGCACGCCGCGCATTGACCCTTAATCATGACGCGGGAAAGGAACTACCCCGCATTTCTGCGCTGGACGACCTCTACGGCATCGGGTGCAGGTTTCGACAGGGCCAGGTCATCATGATTGCCGGTCGCAGCGGATCACTAAAGTCAATGTTCGCTACCTGGCTAGCGGCGAAGTGGGCAGTTCCCACCCTGTACGTCTCTGCCGACATGTCTGCCTACACCGCTAGCTCTCGGGTGGCGTCCCTGGTGACCGGCGACCTCCAGGAGGAGATCGAGGAGGGCATGGCCCGGGGTGGCGGCAACCGACAGCGCTACCTGGATGCCCTGGCGTCGCTGCCCTTGACGTTCGCTTTCGGCACTCCGATCACCTGGCGCCATATCGATGAGGAGATCGAGGCACACGTCGAGCTACATGACAGCTATCCATCAATCGTAGTCTTCGACAATTTGATGGACTTTGAGGCCGCCGAATCGGACTACACCGAGCAGATGGCCGTCATGTCCGGGGTGACCGCATTCAGCCGGGAAACCGGCTGCACGAGCATAGTCCTGCATCACGCATCAGACAAAAGCTGGGACGCCAAAACAGCCCCGTTCGATCCACCGAGTCGCCAGGAGGTGAAGGGCGGGTTGAGCGAGAAGCCGGAGTTGTCTCTGACGGTGGCGTTGGACCCATCGACAATGGAATACAAGGTGGCCGTGGTCAAGCAGAGGATGGGGCCGAGCGACCCCACCGCCCGGCGCTTCGCTCGACTCACGGCCGAGCCCGAGCGAACGCGATTCCACCCATATCGCTGGAGGGGCTGGAGGGGCTGATGGGCGACAGCGAGCGGCACCGGGGCAAGCCATGCAAAGACTGCGGTGGCAAAAAGGGGCCGGCGTACGCACTCCAGCTCCGATGCCTCCGGTGCACACAGGGACGCAAGAAGGCCGTCAGGAAATCGGCTCACGCCCGACGAGTGCAGGCGGTCTACGGCATCAGCGGCGAGGAGTACGACGCGATACACGAGGCTCAGGGAGGGCGCTGCGCGATCTGCCCGCGAGCCAGGGGACTAAGTCGACGTCTGGCCGTCGACCATGACCACGAGCTGGAGAGGCGGGAGGGTAGCCGGGCTTCGGTGAGAGGTCTGCTCTGCGGGCGATGCAACGACATGCTCGCCCACGTGCGAGACGACGTGAGCGTGCTGGTCAAGGCCGTTGAGTACCTGCGCGACCCGCCCGCACAGCGGGTGTTAAGAGAGGGAGTAAACCGTTAGTGAGCGTGCGGGATCTGGACATGACGAAGCGCTGCATCTGCTGTGACCTGCCGTCATACTCGTGCGGCAGAGCCGCAATTAACCGGGCGAGGGGCGATGACCCCAAGTGGGCGGCCTGGCTGGAGACCCCAGAGGGGGCGCGGCCGTGACGTGGCGGTCCACTGTGCGACAGCGGGGCACCGACCAGCAACGCCCAGAGCTGACCGCCGTGCTCGACCACTACGAAGTGCCATACCACCCGGATCGGGTGCGACAGATGGTGTCGTGCCCGCTCCACGACGACCGCACCCCATCATGCTCGCTGGACCTGGGGCGGCAGCTGTGGAATTGCATGTCATGCGGCAAGGCGGGGAGCGCGTGGGACCTGGTAATGGGGATGGAGTCCTGTGATTATCGAGCAGCCGTCGAATTCGTTCGGCGAGCCGCCCTCGCCACGAGCAGCGCGAACACGGCGACGAAAAGTGGCTACGGCGGCCGGAAACGGAAGCCTGGTCAACGTGGTGGCTACAAGCCTAGCTGGCGTCAAGGCTAGACGATTTTGGTCGAAAGTGGATTGTGTTGATTGCTGGGAGTGGACCGCCTGTACAGACGGAGATGGGTACGGTCGCTTCAACATCGGGGGCCGCCCTTGGCGAGCCCACCGAGTGTCCTGGGCGCTGCTTGTGCAGGACCTACCGAAGGGCCTCTATGTTGATCACTTGTGCCGTAACCGCAGATGTGTAAATCCGGATCACCTGGAGCCGGTGCCGCCGGTCGTGAATACCGAGCGCGGAGCGCTCGCGTCAATTAACCGATCCCTCCGCAGTCTCAGAAGGGGGGCCGGGCATGACCGAACGGGATCCATTGAGGCCGCTGTCAGTATCGCAGCGTGAGGCGTTGGAGGAGGCCACGGCCGCCTACCAGTCCCAGCTCACCGCCGATATGGCGGGATACCTCACGGCCCGAGGGATAGGACAGGATCTGGCAGACGCTCACAGGCTCGGCGCCGTTGTGGATCCGATGCCGGGGCATAAGCGATTCAAGGGCATGCTTGCCATCCCGTATCTGGATAAGGACGGTCTTCCGTTAAGCATGCGATTCCGCTGCCTAGAGGCGCACGAGCATCGAGATCACCATCATGGCAAGTACAACAGCATGACGGATGAGCCGACTCGCATGTTCAATATTGGTGCCATCCATCGCGGTGATATTGAGCTTCATCTAGCCGAAGGGGAGTTCGATACGATTTTGCTGGATCTGGTGTTCTCGGGTGCCGTGGGGGTTGCGGGCGCGCGGGCTTTTCTCCCTCGACACCGCCGGATGCTCGCGGGCTTTTCGCGAATCTGGGTCTGGGCGGATCCTGATGACGCCGGCACCGAGTTGGCCAACACGGTGACTCGTGGGCTGCGCGGCGCGAGGGTGGTCCGTCTGCGCGGTGGCGACGTGACAGATACCTACATGGCGGGCGGGGCGGCGGCCCTGCGCAGCCTCATCGACACTGAGGAGTGAAACCGCTAGTGAGTGTAAATGGGGACGAGTGCTTGAGAGCCATCGGCACCGAGCTTGGCGAGACGAAGCCCAGCGAGGAGCACGACTCCGGTCACGCGCTGTTGGCGCAGCATGCCCGGGAGCTCGTTGAGCGGCTGAGCATTGAAAAGGCGATCGATCTGCTGGACAAGCAGCTGGATCAGCAGAACGCCACGTTCGGCCGGCAGGACCTGGGGATGCATGCGGACGGCAGGCGCCCCGAGTACGCCGAGCTGGCCGACTGGTACCGCGGGCTTGTCAACCATGAGGTCCGCATGGAGCGGCAGCCCACCTGGGATCACATCCTCCTGATGGAGGTCTATGAGGCACTTGGCAAGGAGGACGGCTCGGTGGGGCTCAGCAATGAGCTAATCCAGGTCGCCGCAGTGGCCATCCGCATCTGGCTCGCACAGCAGGACAGGGCGGTTTCGGACGAGGCGGCCATTGCCGTCCTACGACAGCTCATCGACGCACAGGCGGGCCTATGGACGACGACCTGAGTAGCGACGACCGTGCTACGGCGCGCACACTCTATGTTGATATCGAGACCGCGCCCTCCCTCGCCCACGTGTGGGGTCTGTGGCGCCAGAACATCGGACTCAATCAGCTCCTGGCGTCCGGGCGGGTGATCTGCCTGGCCTGGCGGTGGCGGGGTGAGGAGGAGATCCACTTCGCCTCCGAGCACGGGCAGGGTCGGGACGCAATGCTGGCCTCTGCGCACCGCATCCTCAGCGAGGCCGACGTGGTGGTGCACTACAACGGCAAGCGGTTTGATATCCCCACACTGAACCGGGACTTCATGCTTGCTGGCAAGCTGCCACCGGCGCCGTTCCGGCAGCTCGACCTTCTGGAAACCGTCAAGCGACGGTTCCGATTCGCCTCCAATAAGCTCGCGCACATCTCTCAGGAGTTGGGCCTAGAGGGCAAGGTCAAGCACGAGGGACACACGCTCTGGGTCAGGTGCTTGGCCGGCGACCCGGAGGCGTGGGGCCAGATGGCCGAGTACAACAAGAGGGATGTCGTCTTGCTGGAGCAGCTACATGACGTATTAATGCCCTGGCTAGTGAGTGTGCCTAATCCTCGGCTGACTGATGGCTCTAGCGATGTCGACACGTGCCCGAACTGCGGGTCTACGGATCTGGCCCGGGAAGGCCACGCTTACACGGCAACCGGGGCATATCAGCGGCACCGGTGCCGAGCCTGTGGCGCCTGGTCACGCCGGGGGCGGCGCACCCACGGGGTCGATATCCGACCGATCGCTAACGGCTGAAACCGCTAATGAGAGTAGGGCTTTGATGATCGATGCGGATTGGTCGGTGCTGGAGCTGGAGGGCGTCATGCTGACCCTCTCCGGGGCGGCACGGAACGTAGCTCGCCGCTACCACGCCGACCTAGACGACCTGCTTCAGGACGCCGCGCTGATGGCGGCCACCCGGGCGGACCTTGTCCGAGGGTGGGTCGCCCACGGGCACCTGCACCACCTGTACACCGATGTGATGCGCGACCTGGAGGACGCAGTCCGCACCCAGGCGCAGCGCGGCGAGCGATCCCTTGAGGCCATGTTGGAGGGCCGGCGTGGCGACGAGAGCGGCGCCGAGCGAGAGCTAGCGGACGGGGACGGCCCACCACCGCGTCAGCGCATCCGTAACGGCGAGTACGGCGGCAAGATGCTGGGGCTCCGCTGGGCTGCACCCCACGGTTCGGCCGGTGGGCCAGTGGCAGCTAGGAGGGTCGGGTGAGGCGTCTCTACGTGAAGCGTCTGTTCGTTGGAGGTCCCTGGCACGGCAGGGTCGAAGCCGTCCCGTCAGGGACGGGTAACTACGTTGTGACGCCCGACCTTGTCACTTACGAGCGGTGGATGTTCGGCGCGGGGGGTGTGGGGCTGGAAGTCATGGTCACCGCTGGCATGTCGGGCGGAGATGTCATGCGCACTATCTGTTCGCGGGCGGGGCTGGAGGTAGAGGAGTGACCTACACCCGCTCGCTGGTCGAGCGGACCCTTCCGCTCGTGCTCGGCGGACAGCCGGGATCTACGACCGGACGAGCCCGGCGGTATCGGGCTTGTCGACAGTGCGACCCTCGCCGCGGCCGAGAGCGGTGCACGCACCGCTGCGACCTAAGCCCCGCGTGCATCAGCACCTTCGAGGGTGACGAGTTCGGCATCTGCCAGCACGTGCATAACGGTCGACGCGCCGGAGGATGCGGAGTCTGCTGGTGCCTTGGCGCCGACGACCGTAGGGCCACCAGCGCGCCAGACGGCAGCTCGGCCCCGGTCGTGCTGGTCGATGTCAGGCGGGCGTGGGAGTGCAGCCCCTGGCTCCTGCGCATGCATCGCCGCAGGATGTACGAGCGCTACGCGCTGGACTGGCCGGTGGGCCGGATTGCCCAGGAGGAGGGCGTCAGCGCCAGCAGCGTCTCACGAACCCTCACGGCGGGCCTGGACGCCATCGTCAGCTACCTGGAGGGTAAGACCTGACAGCAGAGCCCCAACTCGGATCTTCCCGAGTTGGGGCTCTTTTTTGTGTTTCTAGGGGAGTTTTGGCTGGTCGTTGGGTCAGTAGCGCGTCCGTTAGGCGTCCTCGGTCTTGAGCTGGCCGTCTACGTAGGGCTGAGCTGGCCGCTCGAAGCAGGCTCCCGAGACTCGCGAGGAAATCGTACGGACATGGCGAAATCCCTGCCTGCGGTAGTAGTCGTGTAGCCGCGCGTTGGTTGTCCAGGCGTCCAACCGTAGCCACGTTAGGCCGGCGTCATAGGCCCGGCCGCCAGCCCAGTCCAGCATTTCGCCGCCCAGGTGGCCGCCCGAGTGGATCAGCGGGATCATCATTTTCGCGGCATACAGCGCGTCGGCGGGGTCGTCCTCCGGGTACCACAGCGCCTCGGGGTCTCGATCCGGTTTCCACAAATCATCAATATCAACATATGCGGTCAGGGTGATCGTGGCCACGGGAGTGTCACCGTCCCAGACCATCCATGTTTGTCCGGCTGAGACAGTTGATGCCACGGCGGACCGTGGGAGGGGGATCGACCACTGTTCCTCACCTCGTGTGGCGAGCCATGCCACGCGTTCGCGTCGCCAGCTCATGATGACGTCGACATCGCTCAGCCGCGCAGGAGTGATGATCATTTGTGTGCTTCTTCTGGGCGGTGGCGCGCGATGATGGCGGCGTCGCCGTGGGTGCTGACGATCCGGTTTCGGTCGCCGGCGAACGGGGTGACGGACACACGTATTGGACGGTCAGCGGTGTATCCGGTGCGGATGTAGTGCAACACGGGCGTGCCGGGTTGTAGCCGAAGCAGTGTGGTCTCCTCGGGTGTGGGCATCCGCGCGGCGTACTCGTCGTAGTAGGCCACCTGCGGGAATCCGCGCTCGGACAGCAGCCTGGTGGTGCCTTGCGGGATGTCCCGTGGCGACAGCAACTCCGGTACCTCTTCGGCCAGGTCCATCGGGTAGTAGGTGTCCTGCATTGAGGATGGCTCGCCGTTGACGTACCGGACGCATCGGCGCAGTGCTGCGGCGGACTCGGGTTCCACCTGGAGGCGCGTGGCTAGGTCCGGCGGCAGGACCTCGATGGTTAGCCGGAACTCTTGCGTGGCCTCGTACCCCTGTTGCTCCACCTCCGAGCGCCACGCGTCCGTTTCGGCCCATGGGCTTGGCATCTCCGCGCGGTGGGCGTGGAAGGTAAGCGTGATCTTCTCGCGGACCCGCATGCCGCCGGTGCGGCCGGGTAGCCTTTCGATCAACCCCTCGTTGATGAGTAGGGCGACGCTGTCACGGACAGTGTTGCGTGACACGCCGTACTGCTCTTGCAGCTGAGGTTCGGTCGGGAGCCAGTCGCCCACGCGCAGCGCTCCAGAGACGATGCCTCGTCGGATTTCGTCCGCAATCTGACGGTACTTGGGCTTGGCCACGCTTCCCCTCCTGGTTACGTCCCAACCAATCTAACTGGAGGGCTTGACTGTGCCCTCCGACACTGTAATGGTTGGTATGAAACCAACGTTACGTGTTGTTAGGTAGGGGTCACTGGGGGTGGGTATGGGTGATCAGGGCAGGCAGATTACGCCGATCAGCGTTGAAGCGGCGGACCTCGCCCGAGAGATGGAGGGCGTTAACCGAGCGCTCGCCAATGCGGCCGTTCTGTTGGCCGGCATCGATCAGGCAGACGGCGCGCGTGATCTGACCAGACCCGCGCATTCCCCGTTGCGCACGGTCATTGAGCACGCCGTCACGTCGGCCGACCGTGTGACGAAGTTCCTGCGGGAAATCGCCCGCACGTAACGCGGTCAGCTGCTCACCCGTAACCATCTATTCCCAGGAGTCCCTTATGCCAACCGCCACCATCGATCCGCCGTTAGACCAACTGCCTCAGCGGGTGCGCCGGGCCACGCTCGCAGAATTGACTACTGCCGGCGGGGAGGGCCGCGCCGTTGGTCGGGCGCGCGTGTACTACACGCGCTCTCCGGGCACGGATGTCCCTCAGGCTCTGGACATAGGGAACTTTCAGGTTCCCACGATGGATGTCCTCCAGGCGCTGCTTACCGGCCTACGGGGGCTGTGATGGCTGACGACAGTAGACCGCCGGAGCTGCGGGCATACCCCGACCCTTCGGGCCGTCCTCGTCAGCCGGACGGGGATCGGGTACACGGGGAGCCGACACCAAACATTGCCCCGGCCACGGCCAGGGAGAAATGGGCTACCGCGCTCCTGGTGGTGATCGTCGTTGCCGCCGTTGCGATTGGGGTCCTCCGGTGATGGACCGAAGCACGGCCGGGTGGGGTCAGACGCTCAAGGCCGGGGATGTTGTCCGGCTGGACCGAGTTGCCTCCCCGCAATTCGTGCGGGGCTATCACGGTCCGGGTAATCCGGGTACTCGACTGGTCTACCTACGACGGCTGGTTGTGGCTGGAGGGTTACCAGTTGAATGACTCGGGTGACGCGATGTTTAGTCGATGTTTGTATGTCAGATGTGACGGGATCGAGCTTTGCTCGGCCGCAAATGGCAGCGGGAGCCGTCCCCCAAGGATTTCCGGCCACAATCAGTGGCCGGTGGATGAAAGGAAAGCTGATGATTGAACTGAAGTGGCAGAAGCCGGCAAGGTGTAACGCCTCCAACTGCGTGGAGGTCGCCACCAGCCCGGAGAGCGGGCAGCGATTCGTCCGGAACAGCAAGCACCCGAACGGGTCGGCTCTGTCCTTCACTTCGGAGGAGTGGGAGGCGTTCGAGGCGTCGATTCGCGCTGGACAGCGTTTCTGACCGTTCCACCCGGGGTCAGCCAAAACGGCTGACCCCGGCTTTTGGGGAGGGAATAGAATTGTTTGAGGGGCGACTGACGGTCACGTTGGCGGATGTGCTAACCATGGACACTCCCGTGGAGGTCGGGCTTTTTCCAATCGACCACGAAAGAACGCCGTGTCTCGGCAGGAGTAGGTTCGACATTTTTGCGGTTGATGATCCGAACTTCCGGTCCTGGGCGCGGCTCTATCTCCCTGGTGCTCGATTTGTTGAGCACGTTGCCCGCGACAATGAGCGCTTCGCGTTGACCGTGCGTGCGCTAGGCGCGTCGGCAACCGTAGAAATCTGCGAAAGCAACTATTTGCACGTTTCGCAAGCGGAGACGCCGCGACTATGGGATACCGTAGAGAAAGCGTGGCGGGATTGGAGGGAGTGGGGCAAGCCCAGCCCACGCGAGGTTAATGTCACTGTCGCTTGTGGTCGGCGCTGGGCTTGGATGGGTCCGAGCATGGAGGCTGGTATTCGCTGGCCACTAGAGGCGCAAGCGGAATTTGCCTGTGTCGGGTGACCGGTGATGCTGGGGTGGGGCGCTGTTTCCTGCTAGCGCCTCTCCCGGTGGCGGCGGCTTGACGCCCGCACGAGGGTACAGACAAACACGAACACCCCGGGCTAACTACCCGGGGTGTTCGGCTGTCAGGAAGCAGCCCCACCTCAGCGACCACCCCGGGCCATACCCGGGGTGGTCGGCAGATCGCCGGCCTCCACGACAAGCATTTCGGCACTATCCTCGTCGCCGACAGTCACGGGCGGTTCGGCCCACGCGATCCAACCCGCGCCGGGGACGTAGTACACGCCAGGGATGGTCTCACTGCCGGTGCTCACCTCACGCTGCCGGTCCTCGTCGGTTTCGTCGGCGCCGAGGGGTTCGGCTAGTCGCGCCAGCGCGCCTGTCAGGTCCTGGCGCAGCCTAGCCTCGATCCTCTGGCGAGCCCCGGTGATGTGCTGCTGTCGCCGGGCCGCTAGCCGCGCGGCCTCGGTAGCCACATCGTCGGCGGTGACCTCATCCCAATCAACACAGAGCCAGCGCCCGCACGTGTGTATCTGCGTGACCTCCTCGACCAGCCCGCCGGGGCGCGAGTCTGTGTTGAGCCGGACCGGACACTCCACAACGGCCGGGACCGGCTCCAGGCATCTAGGGCACAGGTCGTATGAGCGGTCCGCCCATACGACTACCTTGGTGACCGTCAGGCCGGTATGCCTGTCAGTGCCCGTCAGGGTTTCGGCGTGCGTGTGGGCTGGCAGCGGCACGGCATCGGTAGTCATCTCGGCTCCACTTGATAGACGGGCGTATGGCTTCCAAAAGCGAAGAGAGGAGGCACCCGTGCGACGTACGGGTGCCGACGTACGACTAGCGGGTTCTGTCGTGACGGCTCAGAATCTCATCAAGGTCAATTTCGTCTACAATCGCCTTGATATCTAGATATCCGTCTTCGTTGGTGGGATAGCCGTCAAAGGTGCGGACGTCCGCCGGGCCGACGAACTCACTACCGGACAAATACACATCAGGCGGTAGCGCAGCGTTGATCGCGTCCCGGTATTCGTCAACGATTCCAAGAACGTCGTAGTCGTCAACGAAATCACCGAGATATGGAACAACCGTGTCCTTGATTTCGGATGCACTGGGCTCAACGCGGTTGCACCAAGTGCCGTAGCGCGTCGTGGTCGTCATGGTCCGGTTCCTTCCATCTCTAGCGCCGAATTTTCAATGCGTATTTTCTAGCGGGTTGCCGAGAGCGCGCGGCCCTACGCTCTGGGTGGCGGTACTTGCAGCATTTGAGCTTTCCTGGTCGCGTTGGTGAAGCCGATGCAGGTAGGACGGCTCGCCCTTGGCGTATGCGGCCAGCGCAGTGTCGTACTCGGCCGATAGTACTGGCAGGCCGGGAGCCTGCCCCGGGTCGTCGTCAGTGCTCCACGGGTCGAATCCGCCCCGCGCAGACCAGTACTGCTCAATGTGCTGCCGTTGCAGGTGTTCTGCCGCGCGGTGCCAGCCGGCCAGGTAGGGCAGCCGCGCGTGTAGCGCACTTTCGTCGCCGTGGTCATCGCCGACAGCCCGTGTGCGTCTGGCAATCTCTGTCAGTTCGTTCCATGTGGATGTGTCGTTGCGGGCCTTGTTCAGCGTCGGTCGGGACAGGTCGGTAATGTGCTCGGCGTACGTGGTGCCCACCAGGTTCCCGGCCGCCCGGTCTCGGCGCAGTAGCTCCCCGACCTCGGCGATCGCTGCGGCTCGTGCCCGCTCGGCGTTCGCGGCCCGCTCGCCCGCCTCGCGGAGGGCATCCACCAGCCGCTCACGCAGGTCGGCCTGGCGGATCGTCATGCGGGCGGCCTCAATCGGCTCCTCATCGCTGGCTTTGGTCTGCGCGGCGGCCTCGTCACTGAGCCCGGCAACGATCGCGTCCACTCCGGCCTTGTGTTCGGCCCGGTCCTCGGCGGTGAGCACCTCCCCGGCGGCGGCAACGAGTCGCCGCCGGTTGTCGATCCACCATCCGACGTCGGTCTGCCGCAGGGCGGCGCGTTCCCACACCCGCACGAGCAGGCTGGCTAACGCGTCGCCCTGCGCCTGGGTCCAGCCGGCGGCCTGGGCTTGCTCGGCTTGCCGCTGTGCCTCGTCAACAAGACCGGTGATGCCGTCAACCCGGATGGTCTCAGCCCATGCGACCTGTGCCGTTGGGCCGGACAGCTTAGGCCAACCGGCCGCGGTAGCAACTTCGGCCGCGCGGGCGTTGACCTGCTCCTGGGTTGCCTGGTTGCAGGAGGCGCAGGGCTTCTTGGCGCGTTGCTTGGCCTCCCAGTCGTGCTGCCCTCGGGTGTTGCTGCCATAGATCTGTTCAACCTCGGTGTGACCGCAGAGTTTTTTGATCTTGTACTGCGCCATCATGCCTCCTATAGAGGGAGATAATTTACGCGTCACGCCTAGCCGTGTAAAGCTACTTAACATGAGGTGCGGTCAGTGGCGTGGAGGATCCGGGTTGTCGACGGCGAGGTGATCGCAGCGCACGGAACATGCACGGAATGATCATGAGAAGGAGGGGTCGGGGTCAGCTCGTCGATGCAGGTCAGAAGCCCTGTGGCGAGCGCTCCCGTACTCCTTTCCTAAACCGTGTGTCGCAGGTTCGATTCCTGCCGGGGGCACCTCGAAGACCAGCCGAATCGCTATCTGAGCTGGCAATA